GGGGTAACAAGTACTAAACTGGACAACACGATAGGCGAAGAACGTAATTCTAGCAAATCAAATAATCGCAAATGACGATTACTTTGGAGAAGTTCGCTTAGCTGCGTAACCTCCACGAGGTAGGAAAGACCTTGTAACCAAACCCACCAATAGGGGCATTCGTGCCCCTATTTTTTGTTTATAGTAGAGTTTATGAATAAATACATACCTTACTTATTAAAAAGGACACACTCATGGCTAAAGGCGCAACAACAATTACAATTAAAGACAATCCAATTAATGAAACATATAATAACGTTACAGGACTTACAGGTGGTACAGATCTTGGAGCGAAATTTGATGTAGTAAAAACTGATGGTACATATGCAGTTACTCTTGATTCAGCACCAACTAGCGCAGGTGCAGGATATCAAGCAGGAGATACCATTACAATTCTCGGAACAGATCTTGGTGGTGCTTCTCCACAAAATAACTTAATTGTTACCGTAGGCACTGTAGGCGTAGGCGGTAAAGTTGCTACTTTTGGTACAGTTGGCAGTGGTCGAGTTGGTGATGGTGTTATTGATATTAATATCGATATTGAAGGTTCAACAGGCATTGATGCATATCGTGTATATGGTGATAGCACTGATTACGGTATTTCATACGATGAAGGTGATATTATTGCTACAAGCCATTTAGTTCCAAATTTGACTTTTACAATGCATGATCACGAACGTGTACAATTTGATGATAAACATCTTGCATTTGACACTGTTGATAGTGATTTAGGACAAATTATTGCATTAATGGCTGCAGCAATTGGTGAGGATGATGTTACACCTGAATATATTGGTGCAGGTATGTACTTGAGAGAAACACTTGGTTGGAGCATTAAAGAAATTGCTGCAAAAATTTTAACAAGTGATGAATATTTAGATGATGCAGGTGATGCAAAAAATGCAACATTTGCTAAACACGTATGGAAAAATACATTTGGTCGTGATGGTACATATGATGAAATTGCTATGGTAGTAGAAGTTATCGAAAAGCATGGTTATTCACAGGCTGATGTGCTCATGGTTGCTGCAAGTCGTGAAGAATTATTAAATGTAATTGATTTAGTTGGTATGCAAACTACAGGTGTAGAATACGTTCCATTCGGTGGTTAATTATTTTTTGTAGTATTTTAGAGGCACCTTCGGGTGCCTTTTTTTATAAATATCTTACGATAGGAGATATTTATGTACATTTATCGTTGTAGAATTAACAAGGTTGTAGATGGTGATACCGTTGAAATAGATTTGGATCTTGGTTTCAACATTATATTAGCTAATCAAAAAGTACGTATGGCAGGTATTGATACACCTGAAAGTAGAACATCTATAACTGAAGAAAAAGAACGTGGTTTATTATCAAAGAAAAAACTAGCAGAAAAATTACCTGTTGGTAGTTGGCAACGTATTCAAACTATGAAAGCAGATAGTAACGATGATAAATTTGGTCGTATACTAGGTGTTTTTGTTATGGAAGATGGCATGAGTTTAAATCAATGGATGATTGATAATAACTATGCTGTATTATATCAAGGCGAAAATAAAGAACTAGTACAAGAAGGTCATCGTTATAATAAACAAAAGTTAATTGAAAGGGGTGAATTAAAGGGCTAAATACCCGCACATGAAACCCATAACTTTCTTATATGATCAAGAACCATTTGTAGAAACAGATGGTTCTTATTTTAGTAAACAACTAAACGCACATATACCAATTAATGGTTTAAGTATAGGACAAATTAAAAAAGCAAATACAGAAAAATTAGCAATGTTGCAACAACGACATACTATTGGATTATTTGCAAAAGAAGTTTTCTTACCTATACCACATATCTTATCATATCATTGTGAAGTAAAACATTGTTCAATAAATTCAGCTAATGGTAAAGCTATTTACGAATTGCGAGTACGTGCCCCTTTAGAATTCATTGAATATTGTGAATCCAATGAAAATGTTCTTAAATTATTACCATCGAATTTAGTTGATTCTATTAACTATGGGAGTACATTACTTTTATATAAAGAAATGCAAGATTATAGTTATGAAACAAATAAGTTCTTACGATTAAAAACTCTTTTTATAGATGCAGGTATAGACATAAACAATGTTATCATATTATCTAATGAGTGCCATAAAACTATTGACACTTATGATATGAACGTCATCTTTTGGGATTTTTATCAAAGTGTTGTGCGCTATGATATGCCCTATGATTTACAAACAGTAAACCAACATTATGATTACAGAATAAACAATGATAGTAAACGGTTTATATGTTTAAATCGTGTACCAAGATCACAACGAGTTGCATTTGTTTATTTTTTATACGCACAGAAGTTATTAAAATATTTTAATGCAAGTTTGTCTAATTTAATGGAATTTACCGGAGATACTAAGAAAAGATCTTTTAATTATGCCACTCCGCTTATGAAGTCTATTGTGACTTATAACGAAGCAAATTTTGAAAAATTTAAAAAAATATTACCATTACAATATGATCAAGATGACCCTATGAAGTTTTGGAGTTGGGATATTTACAATGAAAACATGTGTAAAAATAATCATATCTTTATTGTAACCGAAACATGGTGGAATGAAAAACCATTACCTATATTAACAGAAAAAACTTTTAAATCAATTGCATTAAAGATGCCATTTATTTTACTCGCACAACCACATTCATTATCTAAACTTAAACGTGATGGTTATCAAACATTCAGTGAATTATGGGATGAAAGTTATGACAGTGAGGAAGATGATGTAAAAAGATTTACTAAGGTATGTGCATTAGTTAAAAAACTATGTAGTATGTCAGATACAGCTTTTATGAGCATGATTGCAAAAAGCAAATCAATAGTAGATTATAATTATGACATACTAAAAAATAATACAAAAGATCAAGAAATAGTAGACAATTTAATTAAATGGAACAATACTCCTTAGTTGCAAGATGGCTACAAGGTCATATCCCTAAAAAAATATTACCATGGCAAATAGATATTGATACAACTAATATTTGTAATCAAGATTGCTATTATTGTTACACAAGTGATTTTAGAGAACAACAACCTGTATATCAAACGTCTGAACAATACATTAAGTTAATAGATCAATTGTACCATTGGAGTGAACATGATCCAAACACAATTGGTACCATATCAAATGTTATATTCAGTGGAGGAGGTGAGCCAACATTGTTACCACGTTACGAGGAAGTAATTGAGCATACGATTGATTGTGGTTATGTTGCTGCCATGAATACCAATGGAACAAAACTAGATAAGTTATTAACTATATCACCACATAAACTTAAACGTATGGCATATATAGGGTTAGACATTGATAGCGCAATTGAATATACATATGAAGAAATTAGACGTAGTAAAATGACTCAGAGTCCTTTTAGTAAGGTTAAAGAAATAGCTAAAGAGTTAGGAAAAATGGGCGCACCTATTGATATCAAAGCATTGCTTATGCCACAAAATACAACTGATGATGAAATACGAGCACTAGTATTATATGCAAAAGAAGTTAATGCTAGAGAGATACATGCTAGACCTGTTGTATTAAATGAAGAATGTTTTACTGTTACACCTAGTATAATAAAAACATTTGAGCATTATGCGTCTATTTATAACGTTAAAGTTGATATAAGGTTGGCAAGAATAGGTGCACGAGATTATAAACAATGTCATCAATTTTTTCTATTTCCATCATTCTCTGCTGATGGTAAAATTTATGTATGTTGTGAATATAAAGGTAGGAAAGATATTTGTTTAGGATCGTGGGTAGATGATGATTGGCGTGATTTGTGGTGTGGTGAAAAACACAAAGAAATATATAAACATTTCAAGACTGTTTTTTGCAGACCATGTAGACCAAACCACACCAATAATCAAATAGAATATGCCTTAAAAGATTATAACAAAGTATTACGTGGTTTTATATAAGTGAAGATACTTGATCACTTATTGTAAATGCCCATGACTCTGTTACATATTTTATGTAATAATCAAATGGAATATGGCAATAACCAACCATGCCCCATTCTTCACCCCATACATTTTTAGCTATAAAATATTGTTCATCAATGTTATAACCTACTAATACCATAGTATGTAGTCCATAATATAACTGACCAAATTTTGGGTGTTTTACATGATAATTATCTTTATTATATCCAAGAAAATCTTCGTAAATGTTGATACCAATTACAGGTGGTTTATTAACTGATATAGAATCTACTGCATCATTTATGTTATATAGTGAATAATATTCTGTGATATAACGATACTTTGCATCTTCGTAAGCAGCATCGCTAGGTTTTTCATCGACTTTAGTTAGGTCATAGGGCCATAATTTTTCGTCACATGCACCGTAGTAATATACTGCACGTAATCCGCTGCGTAATGATATACTGTAGTCTTGTGCAGATACACCTTCTAAGTAACGTGCATTATAGAAAATAAACAAACTACTTAAATCCACATATTTGTCAGGATAATAATACATTAATTGCATTTGGTAAGAATCTGCAATAACTTTACCTACGCTAGTACCAATATAATTTGGATTTTCTATAATATCACTTTTACGTAAATCCATCGTTTCTCTTGTTGGAACACGTGGTTTTTTAAACCTAAAATCACGCTTATCGTATCTACTAGGTTTAACTGTAAACTTTTTAAGTAATTTAATATCAATCATATTATCCACCAATTACCTGCACGTGAAACTAAGCTTACACTTTGATAAGGTGTACTAATAATATAATTTGCCTTATTATCAATTTTTTGAACACCCGTTGGAGTAATTGTAATTTTACCACTACCTTGACCAAACTCATCTTTAATAGTATAAACACGCCCATCAAATCCTGATGGTAAAGTAACTGTTACAGCATTTGCAGAACTTACGCCAATGTACTCATCCATTACATCTGCGGTATAATTTGCTGATATGCCTACAACATTAATTAAATCAGCACCAAAACTACTAATAGTAATATTTCCTGTATTGGCTGTTAATGATATACCACTTCCTGCGGTTAGTTGTAATACACCTGTATTAGTTACCGTAAAAGAAGCAGCATAACCATTACTAACTACATTAGATAACGCAATACCTGCACCATTAGAAGGAGTAACGCTAGTAACTACTAGTGCTCCATTTGCAGTTAAATTACCTGAAAAACTTCCATTATTACCAACTAAGTTACCACTTACATTTGCATTGTCTGCATTTAATGTAGTGATGTTACCTGTATTTGCTGTAAGTAAGTTACTAACATTAGCATTAAAGAATGTTACGTTTGCGTTAGGTGATAAATCTTGTGATAAAGAAATTACACCATTAGATACGTTGATGTAGTTTCCAACTTCTACAACACCGTAATCTGTTGTTGATCCAAAGGGGGCTAGGTATGACATTTTTAATTTTCCTTATATAATATACCAATTTCCATCACGACAAAACAAATTAATGGTTTGCCATGGCACTTCCATAACGTAGGTTGTATTGCCATCAATCGTGCTGCCATCTGATGTAGCAATAGTAACTTTACGATTGCCTAATGGTGGACCCATTTCAGCTTTTATAATAATTTCGTCACAAGTTGCGCAATTTGCGGGTAATGTGATAGTAGTCGGTCTATCACTATTAACGCCAATATAGTAATCATCCATTTGAGCAATGTAGTCTTGTGATACCAAAATTGCCTTGCACTCGCAACTACAGTTTCCAGGCGGTCCAATAGGTCCTTGAGGCCCTGGTTCGCCTGGAGGACCTTGCTCTCCACGTTCGCCAATCGGTCCTTGATCTCCCTTAGGTCCTTGTTCTCCACTTGGTCCAACCTCGCCTTGATCTCCTTTAGGTCCTTGCTCACCTTGCGGACCTGGGGGTCCAGGGGGTCCAGGTGGTCCTGGGGGGCATTTGTCACATTCATCTCCATTATTATTAATTATAACGGTATCGTTACCTGCACCTGTATCAATAGGTATTTTCCCACCTGCTAGCTGTAACTGTGCATTTTGTAATAGTTTTGGATTTACAGGTTTACCATCAGTTAATGCAAGTAATGCTTGTTGTAGTTCAATAAGTCTACGATCATGTCCGTCCATAATAACTCCTTTTAAACAAGGGCAACTTCCTTGTGAGAAGTTACCCCTGCCTTAGCACAACAATGTTATAGATTAGCCAACGTTATTGCTTGTGGCTCTTTGACCAACACCTAATTGTGTTCCAAAGTTAACCATGCTATTACGAGCATCACTTAATTGACTACCAAAAGCTTGAATTTGTGACTGTAGAGCAGCCCACTGACCTTGATTTTGAGACTGTTCAGCGTGATATCTCCAATGACGGTGACCTTCACGCTCTTCAACGATTTCAGCATTACGCTCAATTAACATACGATTTAAATCTTGTGTTTTTAAATCATTGATAAGTGCACGTGTTGCCTCAGCTTGATTGTCAATCTTGTCGCTCAAGTAGGTTGACTGTTGCTGTATAGCAACTTGTGTCTTAAGTGCGTTGATTTCAGCATCTTTAGCTGCGCCCATGAAACCAGCAACCATGGCCTGTTGTGCTGAAATAATTTGAGCACGAATATCTTGTGTGTCACGAGCTACATCAAAGAACCTTGCGTCAAGACGATCAGCATTACGATCTACATCTGATGTAACTCTTGCTGTTGAATCTGAGACACGCTGATTAATATCAAATCGTGCGTCTTTGATAGCACCTTGTGTGTTATAGTCGCCTTTTAGGCCTTCTTTAACGATTTCATTGGTATGCTCTACTGCTTCACGACGAATATCGCTATGTTGATCGGCCAAATAATTTGTATCTACTTCTGCCATTTTTTTCTCCTAGGTTAATGAAGATTCCAATCTTCAATAGTACTTAAGAGAATTTTCGGCGTTATTTTCTATAATTTAGGACATATCTATACATGAGTATAGCTTTTACCAAAAATAGCCAATTGTGTTCTATTTCTTACGCCAAATTTTTTTAAAATTGTACCTATATGTAATTTCACTGTACTTTCACTAATATTTAAAGTTTTAGCTATCATTTTATTACTCGCACCACGATTAGTTACCATGTCAAGAATTTGATTTTGCCTTGAAGTTAATTTAATTGTATTTTTACTTATAACCACTTTAGTAACTTTATTCTTTTTAGGATGTAACAAATCGTGGGTATGTTTGGGTATATGATATTTGTTTGCTAATAAATCGTTAATAGATTCTTTTGCCTCTTGAGGCGTAAAACCATAAACTCTTGCAATAAACCCTGAAATATGAATATTGCTAATAGCATCTCTTATAAGTTTTAAATCAGTATTTTTTGTTATCGCTGCTACTATTTTTGTTTTTGAATTTATACTTCTAATTAATGTTGCTAATGTATGAATAATTTCAAACATACCAACACCTGCCATATTATAAAGATCTTCAATATCAATTGATACCCACGCAAAATTATTTTTTTCGTTAATGATGTATGAATAAGATTCTTGTATAGTGTTTACTCTAACAACATTAAAATTAAAATACTCAATTAATTTCATGTTTTCCTCACATGTAGTATGGTGAGGTCTTGTTGAGCTAATAACAAGTATATTGATTTTTTGTTGGTTCTCTGACGCTAGCATCATAATTTTCCCTTGATGTTACTGCTATTAGTACTTAAGTAAAGTATAGACCTTAATTTACGTACTAATGTCTATACCTATACTTGTACATACCTATACTTCGATCCGTTTAGTTTTTATACTTAAACTTTGAACGGTTTATTGTCACAGAAGATCGATTTATTTCCAAGCGAATTAAGATAAATAATATTATGAAAATTCAAGAGATTATGTTACTTAATGAGGGTGTTAATGACCCTAACATTTTTAAGGCTGTGTTTATGGCAGGTGGCCCAGGCTCAGGCAAAAGCTTTGTTGCCCGTAAACTTGGCTTGCAAGCAGCAGGACTACGTACCATTAATAGTGATGATGCTTTTGAATTTCTTCTTAGAAAACATCAACTTGATCCCAAAATGCCACCTGCAGAACAAGAAAAGCGTGACATTGTAAGACAACGTGCTAAACAAATGACCAAAGAACGTGAAAAGAACTATTTCCAAGGTCGTTTAGGTGTTATCATTGATGGTACTGCTAAGGATGCTGAAAAAACTGCTAAGACAAAAGCAGGTTTAGAAGCACTTGGGTACCAAACCATGATGGTGTTTGTCAATACTAGCTTACCCGTTGCATTAGAACGTAATCGCCAACGTGAACGCAGCGTACCTGATGAGGTTGCTAAACAAGCCCATGCTGAAGTACAAGTGGGTAAAGATGCACTACAACAAGTATTTGGCTCAAATTTTGTAGTTGTTTTAAATGATATAGAGCCTGATTTCAAACCTGCTTACAAAAAAGTACAAAGCTTTTTAAGGCAACCACTTACTCCAACCGCACAACGTTGGATCAACCAAAATAGCTAATCTATCCAATTTGTTTGCAAAATTATAAATAATGTGTGAATATTATGTCTTGGACATATATTCATTTTTCACACACAGAAAGGAAAAAACAAATGAAAACAGTAGGTGATAAACTCACACCATTCGCAATTACAGGGGTAAAACCCCACCAACCTGAAGATACATTCTTCACAATCACAGAAAAAAGTTTTGAAGGTAAATGGAAAATTATCGTTTACTATCCAAAATCATTTACTTTTGTTTGCCCGACAGAAATTGTCGGATATGATAAGCTATATCATGATTTCGAAGATCGTGATGCAGTTCTACTTACAGGTTCTATTGATAATGAATTCTGTGCTTTAGCTTGGCAAAATAATCATTTAGACCTTAAAAAAATCAAACATATCCAATTTGCTGATACACAAAGAGGTGACTTAAGTTTGGTTGAACAATTAGGAGTATTTTACAATACTGCTGGCGCTCCCTTAAGAGCAACATTTATTATTGATCCTGATAATGTTATTCAACATGTTACTGTTAATAATTTAAATGTCGGACGTTCACCTGAAGAAACTTTACGAATTTTAGACGGATGTCAAACTAATGAGCTTTGCGCTTGTAATCGTGCTGTAGGGGGAGAAACTTTATAAATCAGTAGGGCAGACATAAATACTCTAGAAGGAGTGTTTATGTCACATCGTATACCTTACACCTATTATGTATTTCATAGACCAACAGGCTTAAAATATTATGGCTCGAAATATGGAAAAAATGCAAATCCTAACACTTTTTGGAAACCTAATGGGTATTTTACATCATCTAAAAAAGTCAAAAAACTTATTATAGAATATGGCATCGATTCATTTGACGCAGAGGTTAGGAAAATTTTTGATAGTCCTGATAAAGCTATAAATTATGAATACAAATTTTTAAAGAAAGTGAAAGCTTTATTAAAAGATGATTGGCTAAATGATAATTATGGAGGAGAAAAATTTAGAAATATTGGTCCTGCTAGTGAAAAAACTTTGCAAGCACAAAGAAATAAAAAACAATCACTTGAAAGTAATATTAAAAGATCTAAAGCTCTTAAAGGAAAAGAAGTATCAAATGAAACTAGAGAAAAAATGTCAGTGGTGCAAAAAAATCGTTCACCTGAAAAAGAAGAGGAAAGACGAGGTAAAATTAGAGCAAAAGCAATAGGTCGTGGGCACAGTGACGAGACGAAATCTAAACTATCAAAAATATTTACTGGTACAAAGTGGATCAACAATGGTACTAATCAAAAAACAGTTAGGTTCGATGAATTAAACCAATATTTAGATTCAGGTTGGAAATTAGGAAGGATACTTACTATAGTGACATGTCCACATTGTGGAACTAGTGGTGTAAACTATAATTTAACAAGAAACCACTTTGATAAGTGTAAACAGAAAAAAATTTAAGGATTAGAACATGTTCAATTATGAATCTTTGTGGGATTTATATGAAATGAAATTTATCATAATTTTTCTATCAATAGTTGTAACCATTGTTCTTGCAACATGGTTATATGATAAGAAAAAGGATAAAGATAATCATGATTGAACTTATTTGGGCACTTGGTGCAATTATTTTAATTGATGTAGTATTAGGTGGTGAAAATGCGGCTGAACCATTGTTACAAGAATATATAGGAGAATTTAAAAATGTCAGCATGGGTTAATGTATTAAAAGAAGGATTGCCTGATTACGCAAAAGATATACGTCTAAATTTAGATGCAGTAATTTTACGTTCAAGCTTAGATCCTATCGTAGCTGAAGGATGTGCGCTAGCTGCAGCAGTTGCAACAGGTAATGGTGGTATTGTGGGTAGAATTTATCCTTCAATAACTGATGAAGTAGAACGTGATGCAGCAATGGCAGCAGCAAGCCTTATGGCACAAAATAATGTATGGTATCCATATGTTGAAATGGCAGAAGATGAAAATTTAAAAGGTTTACCTGCTCAGTTACGAATGAATGCAATATTATCACACGGTGGTACTACTAAAGTACGATTTGAAGCGTATAGTTTGTGTGCTAGTATTGTTGGCAAGTGTCACTTTTGTGTAAAAGCACATTATGAAACACTTAAAAAAGAAGGCTACACTGTGGAACAATTACGTGATATTGGACGCATTGCAGCAGTGATTAACGCAGCATGTAAAATATTAGTTGGGTAATTAATGAGAATAGCAATTATTGGCGCAGGTATTGCAGGAGTAGTACCTGCATATTTTTTGTCCAAAAATGGACACGATGTTACAATTTTTGAGCAAGAACGTTACGCAGCAATGCGCACAAGTTATGCTAATGGTGGACAAGTTAGTGTAAGTAATAGCGAAGTATGGACAACATGGGCTAATGTATTAAAAGGATTAAAATGGATGCTAAAAAAAGATGCACCATTGCTTATCCATCCATCATTAGATCTTGATAAGATAAAATGGATTACAAAATTCCTAGCTAATACTGCTAGTCGAGTATATAAACAAAATACTATTGAAACCATTAAGCTTGGTCTAGAAAGTAGATTGTTATATAAACAAATTATAAAAGATGAAAATTTAGAATTTGATCAAAGCAATTGTGGTATTCTACATATTTACAAAGATGCAAAATACCTAAATGCTGCTTTTGATGCGCAAGATATCTATGAACCACATGGGTGTGAGTGGAAAATGCTTGTCAACCATGATGATATTCTTGCAATCGAACCTAATCTTAAAGATATGGGTGGTTTAATTGGGGCAGCATGGACTGCTGACGATTGGGTAGGAGATATTCATAAATTTTGTAAACATTTATTGGATGTTATACGTTTAAAATATAATGGATGTGTTTCATTCAATCATGGCATTATAGACCCTAGAGCATTAACAGAGAATTTTGACAAAGTAATAATTGCTGCAGGAGTTGAAAGTGTACAACTTGCAAAAGAATTTGGTGAAAATTTACCAATTTACCCTGTAAAAGGTTATAGCATTACCATTGATGCAGAAGATGTTAAATCATATAAAGCAATGCCGAAAGTCAGTTTGTTAGATGATCAAGCAAAAATTGTCAGTGCAACACTAGGTACAAAATTACGTGTGGCAGGTACTGCTGAATTGTGTGGTTATAATCGTGACATTACAAGAAGTAGAATTGAACCATTGTTAAATTGGGTAAATGAAAACTTCCCTAATGTGGACACAAGCTGTTATAGTAGTTGGGCATGTTTGCGACCAATGACTCCAAATATGATGCCAATCGTGCGTGAAAGTAAAGTTAAAAATATTTACTATCATACAGGACATGGACATTTAGGTTGGACCATTAGCCCCGCAACAGCATTAAATTTAGTGAAACAACTTGAAAATTGATAAATATTAGTATGAGCGAAGAACACGACAAAATTAAACACAGTCGTCGTAGACTTAAAGACGAAAATGCTGTCAATAAGCAAGTAAGAATCGCTAAAGAACATGGTTTTAATGTTGAGGAACCACACAAATTTGCTAAACATCATGCAATGAATTGTGGTAATCCAAAATGTTTGTTATGCGCTAATCCTAGAAAGATTTTTAATGAAAAAACTATACAGGAACAGCGTCATGAACAGAAAAAACTATGGGAAGATGAGTAGTATTCGTAGTTATTACGTAAGAAATTTGTTTATTTGTGGTTAATTTAGATCATAAGTAAATATCTGGCACACATTTTTTAATGTGTTTTTTAATTTAAGAGGAATCAAGTATGAAAAAACTTTTAATTGCAGCATTAGTTGCAGGTGCGTCTACAGTAGCGGTTGCGCAAACATCCATTTATGGATTAGCAGATGCTTTCTATGGACAAACATCAGCAAAACAGTCAACAAATCAAGTTAGCGCAGGTGGTATGACTACTAGCTATATTGGTGTTCGTTCAAGCGAAAAAATTGGTGATGTTACTGCCACTGCAGTTCTTGAAACATTTTTACGTCCTGACACAGCAGCACAAGGTCGTTTTAATGGTGACACATTTTATGCAAGAAACGCATACGTTGGATTAAGTTCAAAAGCAGGTGAAGTACAAGTTGGTCGTGTAACCACACCAATGTTTATTTCCACTATTGCATTTAATGCTTTAGGTGATAGCTTTGTTTTTAGCCCAATGGTTACTGCAAGATATGGTGCAAGTAATTTTAACTTGGGTGGTGGTGGTTCTGACACAGGTTGGAACAATTCTGTATTAGTTAAAACCAATGCAGGTCCATTAGCACTTACAGGTGTTTATAGCGCAGGTGTTCAGGATGATGCAACAGGCACTAAACAAGCAGGTAAGAGTGTTGGTGCAATGTACTTTGCAGGACCAATTGGTTTAACAGCAACATGGCAAGATGTTGAGCAAGGTGCAGGTAAGCCAAGCATGACTTCAACTATTGTTGGTGCATCATATGACTTAAAAGCAGCAAAATTGTTCGCACAGTATAATCGTGTACAACATAGTGACGCAGTAACTAAAGAAGATCAAGGTTATAGCGTTGGTGCTACTATGCCATTAAGCAAAGCCAATACCGTTATGGTAAGCTATGCTAAGCATGGGCATACAATGATCAGCAACAAAACTTCAGAAACAGCATCATGGGCAATTGGTTTGTCACATGCACTAAGCAAGCGTACAGATTTGTATGCGGCAGTTCGTGATACAAGCTATACTAATGATGGAGTACATCGTACAAACGCAGCATGGGCAGACACTCGTGTAACAGGTGTTGGCGTACGTCATCGTTTCTAAATTTTGCTAAATTTAGGTGGTAAAAAAGGGGGCAATGCCCTCTTTTTTTATAAGTAGTGGTATGCTTACTAGTGTGTATGAATGGACTGAAAAGCGTGAAGAACTATATCGCCATATTAAAAATTTAAATGGTTACTATGGTGATGCACATAAGTTATTGAAAAATATAGATAAATTGGTTCGTGAGCTTAATATTTTAAATGTTCAATATCGTAATCGTGAAAAACCTTCAATTGCACAACAGGAAAAACTGTTGGAAATTAACAACGCAATTGATGTGTTGGAAAAATGGTTGCTCGTTGTAACCTTAACCCAATAAAAGGCTTGACAACAATCTAAGATCTCGCTAATATACCCATATTGCAGAACGCAATTATCTAGACAACTTACTAAGGAATACAAATGGGAAAAATTGATACTAGTTTTAGCTTAACAATCGATGAAGCAGAAAGTGCGCTTCATAGCCTTATTGATACCAAACTATCCATGTTCTTATGGGGTCCCCCAGGTATCGGTAAAAGCGATCTTATCCGTTCTATCGCACGTAAAAATAAATGGGCAGTACGTGAAGTACGCTTGGGTCAAATCGATCCAACCGATATTAAAGGTATACCCTTCTTTAACGCAGATAAAACATATTTTGCGTATAACGAAAACACTAAAGAATTTGAAGAAACCAAGGGTACTCTTGATTGGGCACCTCCTTCAGAATTTCCTGATGCTAAATTTGCTGAGCAATATGAGCGTGTTCTTCTGTTCTTGGATGAAATGAACGTTGCTGCGCCTACTGTTCAAGCTGCTGCTTATCAGTTAGTTCTTGATCGTCGTGTTGGTAAGTACCGTGTACCTGACAATGTTATTATCGTTGCAGCAGGTAATCGTGATAGTGACAAAGGTGTTACTTATCGTATGCCTTCACCCTTGTCTAACCGTTTTGTTCATATGGATGTGCGCCCTGACTTTAATGTGTGGCAAACATGGGCAGTACAAAATAATGTGCATAAAGATGTAGTTGGTTACTTGTCATTCGCTAAAAATGACATGTACGATTTCGATGGTCGTAACAGTGGTCATGCGTTTGCCACTCCTCGTAGTTGGTGCGCAGTGAGCAAAATTCTGCAAGAATGCGATAAAGTTCCTACAGATTTGCTTACTAAGATTGTTGCGGGTACTGTTGGTGAAGGTCTTGCTGTAAAGTTTATGGCACACCGTAAGCTTGTTGACAAAATGCCTGATCCTATGGATATTCTTGAGGGTAAAGTTAGCGAACTTCAAGTTAAAGAAGTTAGTGCCATGTACTCACTCACTGTTAGTATGTGCTACGAATTGAAAGACTTGAGTGACAACAACAAAGTACCTGAGAAAAAGTTTCACGAAATGTGCGACAATTTCTTTAAATTTATGATGGATAATTTTGAAACTGAGTTGGTTATTATGGGTGCAAGGATTGCACTGAAAACTTACAAGTTGAACATGGACCCAACCAAACTTAAGACTTTGACTGACTTCCATAAAAAATATGGTAAGTACATCAAGGAAGCAGTAACACCAAAGTAAGTTGCTAGATCAAGGGGGCTGAGATGCCCCCACTTGATTTAAAATAGTAACCGTGTTATCATGTTGCTATTACCTAAAGGAACATTTATGACAACCACCGCAAATACCAAAGAAAACAAAAAACTCAAAAAAGAATTTGAAGATCTTATCGGACCATTTGATCCTGTACTTGATCGTGAAGCACGTGATATTCTTACAAGCGCACGTGTAGCATTGCTGCTCAAACATTCATTTTTTGGTAATCTTGCTACCCGTTTGAAACTAATCAATGGGGATGAATGGTTAGCTACAGCAGCAACTGATGGTAAACGTTTTTATTACAATAGTCGTTTTATCAAGAAGCTTACACGTGGTGAGGTAGAGTTTCTTGTTGGTCATGAAGTACTTCACGTTGTATATGATCACATTGGTAGGATCGGTCACCGTGACCGTCAAATGTTTAATATTGCAAATGATTACGCAGTAAACGCTGACCTTAAACGACATAATGTAGGTCAGTTTATTACCACTGTGCCATGCTTGTATGAAGCTAAGTACGATGGTAAATCATCTGAAGAAATCTATGATGATTTGATGAAGAACATCAAGACAATCAGTATGGATGCACTGATCGATAAAATGATCGATGAACACCTTGAAGGTGATGGTGAAGGTGAGTCTGATGATGATGATGGAGATATGGATAAAACAGGTCGCAGTAAGAATGGACCTAAGAAAATGACTGATGCTGAGCGTGAGGAATTGCGTCAGGAAATTAAACAAAATATCATCAATGCCGCACGTAGTAGCGAAGCAGGTTCAATTCCTAGAGGTGTTGAGCGCATGATTAAGGACATTACAGATCCTAAAATGCCTTGGAGAGAATTGCTTCAAACCAATATAGTTTCTACTATGCGTGATGATTACACTTTCCTACGTCCAAGCAAGCGTGGTTGGCACCTTGATGCTATCTTACCCTCTATGAACTTTAGCGAAGAAATTGATATTTGTGTAGGGATTGATATGAGTGGTAGTATCAGTGATGCACAAGGTAAGGATTTCCTTAGTGAAATTCAAGGTATCATGGATATGTTCAGCCATTACAAAATTCATGTGTTTTCATTCGATACTAAATGCTATAACTTGCAAGAGTTTAATTCTGATAATATGGATAGCATTACTGAGTATGAGTTAAAAGGTGGTGGTGGAACAGACTTTGATGCAATCTTTAACTTCCTAAAAGATGAAGCTATCGAGCCTAAACGATTGGTAGTGTTTACTGATGGTTATCCTTGTGGTTCATGGGGGGATGCAAATTATTGCGATACAACGTGGATCATTCATGGTGATAAAAACCCTAACCCACCATTTGGTACATGGGCACTTTATGATGATGGTAAGTAATGGATGTATTTTGGTCTAATACTTTCAGTGCCAACAAGATAGGATCATACAATTCTTTCCTTACTCAAGATGGTGAGGAAAGAATTTTTAAATCGGTTCAAAATGGTGCAACTACACAAGATTGGGCATTTACTAAAAATTGCACAGGTCTAAATTTAGAAGATTATTTAAATTGTAGAGAGTTGGCTAAAACTGATGAACGTATAGCCCACTTATTAGAAGAACTTGAAACTGTTTATTTTTTAATTAAAAAATGAGTAATTTTAATTATATTGCAAGTTGGGATGAATTTGGTTTGGAAGCATTGTTTAACGTGACAAAAATGGATGAAAACAATGTTTGGAAAATCTTAAAAGATGAAAAAGCACAACCAGAAACTGTTCCATTGCGTCAATTAATTTTACGAGCACAATTTAACCCACAACGTGCATATGAAATATATGCATTTGTTTCTCCTTTAACTGAAGAAGATATTAGGTTATGTTTTGAGCATACACCACAAGTTATTGTTGAACAAATTAGGCAAGTTGGACATAAATTTTTTTCTAATCATGACCCACACATTAAAAGTAAAATAAAAATCACATAATGCTATGCCCCTAAATATTTGTGGTACTAGATATTAGGAGAATACCAATGGCAAGATTTCTTAAACATATTGGGATGCATGGTGATCGTAAGGTAGCAGTGGTGTTTAGACAGCTTCCTGGTGAGGAGCATATGGCACTTGTTGTTTACACCCAATTGTTAAATCAAAATATTCATGACCCACTTATTGCAAGTATTGAAAGCGATATTGGTCAAGCAAGTAAAGAGTTAGCTGACGCACTTAACCGTACACATACACGTGATGGTAAGATTATCCTTCAAGTATTGCACAATGAAGGTATGCTTAAAAAAGTTAACACAGAGTCAATTATAATGACTCCTGCTCCTAAGCAACATATACGTTTAAACGAACTAAACAAGCTATTAAACGAAATGGAGCAAGGCGAGGCAGCAGTACGCAGACTTGCTGAAATTGATGCTAGCAAGGGGCTACAGGACCCTGCAGACATTGCTAAGCGTATGCGTGGTGAACAACCTGCAGCAGATCGAATGTTTGGGTCACAGGATACATTAGGTGATAATGAATTAGCTAATAATTTGCGCCAACAAGCAGCTAGAATGAGCGCAGAGGCTAAGGGATTACTTGCAGAGGCAGATCGTTTAATAAAAGAAGCAGCACAAATGGAAGGCAGTGTAGTTGAAAAAGCACCTGTACCTAAGAAAGCAGCAGCAAAAAAGGCAGCACCAAAACGAACAACTAAGGCAAAAGCAGTAGCAGCATAATTATCATGTCCCCTGAAATTTTCCAAAAATGGGAACAAATTGTTGATGATGTTGACAAGATTAAAATCCCTGTAGAGTTTATTAAAAAACTAGTAATTCGCTTGGAAGGTAGGAAACAACGTACGTTAAACATTCAATCACTTATTAAATCAGGTCATGAACCCGATGAAGTTGAAGAAATTATTGCTGACAAACTTCGTGAGTTAGATGATGATATGGTAAGCATTGAATTTATTCTTGATATAGAAAATATAGCAGAAACGGTACAGCCTACCACTGACAATTTACTTAAAAATCTATAAACTTAGATAACTTCATGTTTGATTTTATAAAATGTATATGTATAATACATGATTAAAAGGATCAAACATGAATGTAAAATTAGTATCTTATTCTCAACCAACAGAAGAATTTAAAAGTCTTGGTCTTGAAGATGCCCAAGATTTAATTGCATATTGTGCAAGAGTTAGTAATCCATCTAACCAACTTAATACTGAAACTAGTGATAAACTAATACGTTATCTTATTAAGAACGCACATTGGTCACCATTAGAAATGGTCAGTGCATGTATGGAAATCACAACTACACGTGATATTGCAAGACAAATATTGCGTCATCGTTCTTTTTCATTCCAAGAATTTTCACAACGTTATGCAGACCCAACTAAAGATTTAAATTTTGTTGTACGTGAGGCACGTTTGCAAGACACCAAAAATCGTCAAAATAGTATTGAATTAGAAAATACTGTTGAACATGGCATACTGCAAGAAGAATGGGCACTTAAACAACTTGAAGTTATTGTTTCAGCAAAAAATGCTTATACATGGGCAGTAAATAATGGTATTGCTAAAGAACAAGCACGTGCAGTATTGCCCGAAGGATTGATGGAAAGCAGACTATACATGAGTGGGACCATTCGTTCATGGATACACTTCATCGAGCTACGCAGTGGTAATGGCACACAAAAAGAGCATCAATTAATTGCAGAAGAATGCGCAAAGGTTATCGCAAATGTCTTTCCTATGGCAACCGAATTGGTCACCAATGATTAAAAACTTACTTGAACCTACTAATGGTAAAGTAGCGCACCTTATGCAAAATGTAACCTATGTTGAAGTTTGCAATTTTAGGATGGGTGATGTAGAAGATCCTGAATTATATGCATCAATACCATTGGGTGAATGGTTGACTACTGAAAAAGGTAAATGGGTCAAACAACATAGTAGTGATATGGTATACGCAATAATGATTGATGTTGAATTTTATGGTTATCGTTGTGTTGTACGTGCAGCATTTGATGATAATGCATTAGATTTATATATATTAAAATGGAAATAGTATGATTTTTGTAACAGGTGGGTTGGGGTTTATTGGACATAATGTCGTACGACAATTAGAAAAGCGTAATCATGAAGTACGTATTATTGATAATTGCACTGATTATGGTTTTATCCCAAAAGATGAATTATGCTATCTAGTTAAAGAACGTAAACAAGAACTCAAATCAATCGTACATAATTTCCATATTGCAGATAAACAATTGCATATGGTGTTCAATATGCTTAAACCACATACTGTCATACATCTTGCAGCTATGCCACGTTCAAAAATAGTTAATGCTAATCCTACATACGGTGCATATACTCTAACAGAAGGATTATTAAATTTATTAGAATTATGTAAAAACCATAATGTTAAACGGTTTGTTTATGTCAGTAGCAGCATGGTATATGGCAATTGGAGCGGAACAATTGATGAATCTCACCCCACCAACCCAATCGATATATACGGTACGCTGAAATTAACAGGTGAAAAGTTAGTTAAATTATGGGCAAAACAACATAATCGTGAATATACAATACTTCGACCAAGCGCAGTATACGGTCCATTAGACGTAGAAGATAGGGTATTAAGTAAGTTTGTTCTTAATGCCATGCGTGGACAAGATCTTGTTGTACAAGGTGAACATGAAGTATTAGACTTTAGTTATGTTGAAGATGTAGCATGGGGTGTAACAAATGCTTCTATTTCTAAGAACGCAGTAAATAAAACTTATAATCTTACTAGAAATCAAACTGATTCAATCACGTTATATGATGCTGCCAAGTTAGCGGCACAGATAGTTGGTAAAGGAAATATAGTTATTAATCCTAAAAACATTGACTATCCTAGTAGGGGTAAGTTAAATTCAGAATTAGCAAAAATAGACTTTGAGTATAATCCATATGTTGACCTTGAAATCGGTTTGGAATGCTATTACAAGTGGCTCGCAGACAGCACCTATTGGCAATCAAAAATTAGAAAATAGTATTCCATTTATTCGTTTAGATCGTCAATACGAGTCTATTAAAGATGAATTGCTCAGTGTTACTGATGAAGTATTAAAAAGTGGTAAATTAGTCAATGGTAAGTACAAGTTTGATTTAGAAGAATATTTTTGTGAGTATTTACATTATAAACATGCATTTGCAGTGCATAGTGGAACACAAGCTTTAGAAATTATTGCTGAAGCTAATAAATTAGTAACATCATACAGAAAAAAAGAAAGTCATATCCTTTTACCTGATGTAAGCTATAAAGCTACATTACATGCTTTTATTCGTCATGGTTACAATGTTACCTTAGTTGATGTTGATGCTTATGGTATGATGAAGTGGGATGAAGTTACAAAAATTGTCGAACAAAATCCTGATATTATTTTTGATATTTGTATTGTAGGGTTATATGGTGCAAAACCATATTACAATAATCATAAAGAAAATGATTTACGATTTAAAGCATTGAGCACAATTACTATACGTGGTGGTAAAGTATATGAAGATGGTGCGCAACATTGGTTAAGTGGTAAAAATGAAATGTCTACTGCTATGGCAATTAGTTTAGATCCTACAAAAAACTTAAATGCTAGTGGTAATGGTGGTGTTATTGTAACTAGTTATGCTGATTTAGCAAATCATATTAGAGCAATTTGCAAAAATGGTTCAGAAAACAGTCTATTTTCTACACAAATAGGAACCAATAGTAAGTTAAGTGAAATTGATTGTGCACATGTTTTAGTACGTACTAAGCATATTGAAGCATGGCAACAACGCAGAAAAGATATTGCTGCCTATTATATGCGTGAATTCGCTAAACATGATATTGAAAACTTATGTGAATCAAAAGAAGAACGTATGTATGCATATCATAGCGTTAACAAGTTTGCGATTAGTGTAGAGAATCGTGATCGTTTGCAAGAATATCTACAGTTACATGGTATAGAGACTAAAATACATTACAAACAAAATTTATCAAGACATAGATTAGCTAAGAATAACTGTTCCTTTTTAGAGAATTCTTGGCAATTTTGTGCGCATACATTATCTTTACCAATCTATCCTGAACTAACTGATGGTGAAGTTGAGCGAATAACACAGACAATTATCAAATTCATGCATAAATAAGTTTATGTGGATATTATCTTTATTACCTGAATGGGCGATTCATGCAATATTTGCAGCAGGTGCAGTTGGAATAATTCTAGGTTTTGTACTAGGATTTATCCCATTCATAAACAAATACAAACTTCCTATACAAATTATAAGCATTTTAGTCTTTGCTTTTGGTGTATACCTTGAAGGTGGATATGCTAATGAAATGATTTGGCAGATGAAAGTCAAAGAAATGGAAGTAAAGATTAAAGAGGCTGAAGTCAAGGCTGCACAAAAGAATGTAGAAATCCAAGAAAAAGTAGTCACTCAAACTCAAATTGTAAAAGAAAAAGGTCAGGATATTATTAAATATGTGGATAGATATAGAGACCGTGAAGTTCTCAAGACAGTAGAAGGACCTGAACGTGTTAAGATTGAAGAGGTCATTAAGTTTGTAGAAAATTGTCCTATTCCACAAGATATAATTGATGCACATAATTCTGCTGCTAAAATGAACGAAGCAGCAAAAGGTGATAAAAAATGACAATCTCTAAAGATGTACGTTTTTTAATCATTGTGTGCTTTATTATGCTGTTAATGACATTGGGTGGTTGCTCATTATTCGAAAAGCAACCTATTCCTGTCAAGCGTGAATTTCCTCAAGCTACCCCTGAATTAATGAAAAAATGTGAGCAACTTAAAACCATACAAGGTGACAAAGTTGCTATTACAGAAATGTTAAAAACTGTAGTAGAAAACTATACTTTATATTATCAGTGCTCAACTAAAGTAGAAGGTTGGCAAGAGTGGTATACTGAACAGAAAAAGATTTTTGATGAAGTAAAATGAAAGTCGCAGACATTGCAAAAGATTACAAGTTGTACATGGCTAAGGTCACTGTAAAGCAGCAAGGTTATAGTGGGCAGGTTGAATTCACTGTAACTGCACAAAACTTAAACATGGCTAAAATCCTAATGAAAAGACAATATAATTTACAAGATCACCAAATTGGCTCAATTAGAGAAGTCAAGTAAGGAATTATTATGAAAAACATTGCATTAATTGGTTTCGTAGTTTTGTTAGCAGGATGCGCATCAACTAAAGATCAACTATACTATGATGCTGCTAAGGCTATTAGCAAAGACAATACCATGAGTCAAACTGCTTGTTGGGCAGCTATTTCAGATATTGCCAAAGGTGGTGGTGAAGGTGCTAAAGTTGGTGCAATTAGTCTTGCTGACAAGTGTAAGAACGAAACCATGAAGATTGAACGTCCTAGAAATTGGATGGGACTATAATAGTTTAGCTATTTGTATAGCTAGTTCATCATTACGTGGTGCATCAGGTAAATCGTTATTGTTTATATCACGATATCCAATGATTGGAAACTCTACGTTTTCATTTCTAATAAATCGTTGTATAAGTTCTTTTGGTGCAGCAATACCATCAGCATCCATTAATTGACCATTAGGCAATTCTAACACAGCATGATCAGCACGTTTGCCATATGGTGTGTCAGCAATTAGTACAACCACTTTACCACCATATTTTTTCTGTAATGCTTGGGCAAAGACTACGCATCCACCATCAAACGGTCCGCTATCAGTTTGTTGTACTAATAATGTATATATTTTGTTCTTATTTTTAAATGGAAATTTACCTTCATGTATGATTTTTCTAGCTACTATACCATGACCAACAGGATATTCTTTATTAAACCTAATAGGTTGTAGCATTGGATAGAGGTATTTTGTTGTACCACTTTGTATATCAAACTTAGAACCACGTGGTACAAGGTGTTTACGCTCTAGTTTTCTGAATGTTTCTTCATCTACAACAATAGGTTCGCCAACAATAACAGAACCTATAGCAACTGCCTTACCTGTACCTGTACGAACGATGCCAACACGTTTACCTATGTATGGGTTTAACGATGGCCCACGCCTACTTTCATAATGTTTTTTACCATCTACAATAAGGTCAGCATAGTGTATGTCACCATCACTACGTATGTTTATGCCAATTGATGGTATATCAAACTCATGAAACTTCATTTTTAATTTGTTCTCGTTTTGCAATATACTCTTGATATAGTTCTATTTCTTTCATATTGATTAGGTATGACTTGCCACCTGTCATATGGTTTTTCAACATACCTTCACTTAGCCATTGTAATCTTTGTTTAAATTCTTCCAAATTAGAACATTTCATATATTCATATGAATTCATGAGTTCTTTTCTTAGCGCATTTAATTTTTGTTGTTTAGTCATGATCTACCGTTATATGTCCATAATTCCATCGACTCAAATTGTAATATTGAGTGGTTTCTTCTCTTGATTCAGTAATAAATTCAGTAGCTCTCATTTATATATTTATGAGCAACGCTAAATATTATAATGGATAAAAAGCACAAAAAATTACTAAAGTTTACTGATTGGGTTATTGGTCGTTTAGGCATAAAAAATAAACCACAGATACGATTTAGTGATGACAAAACAGAAGTTACCAAACATAGAACATTTGGTTCGACCACCCCTAATAATACCATATGGGTCCATGTTGGTGACCGTAATACCGCAGATGTAATGCGTACGTTATGCCATGAACTAGTACATGCTAAACAATTTGAAATTGGTACCGCTAAACCACAGATGGACCCAAAGCGTGAACAAGGCATAGAAGATGAAGCAAATGCTATGGCAGGACGTATGATGCGTAAGTATGGTAAGATGGATGCTACCATATATGAGAGTAAAGAACGAGCATGTTGTGCAGAATTGCGTCATGGTTTGCTTAAGTTAGAAAAGACTGATTACGATACGATTGATCGTTTAATGAAGAAAATAGCTAAAAAACATAACATTACTCCAAAACAATTACATGATTACTTTGTTGAAACACATGGTGTTATACCTGATACATGGATTAAGAAGCAAAAAAAGTTAAAGGAAAGTCGTGAAGGGTCATTAACACATGAAGTAGCAGATAGTTTGCCACATGCTTATATTATGCCTGATTTAGATAGTGGTAATCCATATTTACAGTATAAATTTGGTGTAGCGATTGCTTCAGCACGTGGCGCACAAGCACGTAAAGATGATAAAATTAACCCATTTGAAGAAGATGGTATGGGTGATGTATTTTCAGATAAAGAATTAGTAGTTAGTTTTGATCCACACATTGATCAAATTATTAGTGCAGCATTAAAGAAAATTGGTATGCCTGACAATAAAAAATTAGTTGGGGTAAAAGGTAGTAAAGAAGATACCGATGTTGGAAAACAAAGTCCTGTACAGGGCTTTAAGGGGTTTTAAAGTGAGAATATACGAAATATTAAAAGAAGAAACTGAAGATCGCCCACATTTATCTGCGGAACAATTAGCAGCAGTTGAGCGTTTTGCTGATAAGTTATGGGAAAAATTAGGTATTGATGTAAAATTTGGTACCCATTTTTTAGAACGATTATATCGTTATGAAAACGATCCACCTATTTCAGGCGCAGAATTAGTTCGTTTATTTAAACAAGAATATCAAAAATACGGTAAAGAAATTGCTTCGCTACCACCTGAAACTGAAGGTGTGTTTATGGATTTACTCACTAACGTAAACTTACCATTTGTTATTAAGCAACGTGACGTAGATGAACCTAAGAAAATATTAGGGCAAACCATTATGCGTAAACCTAGTAATACTGCAAAAGGACAATTTGTTCCAAAAGGTCCTGCTTTTAAAATTGGTAGAACGGATTAAATACAATATGCGAGCTAAAGAATTCATAGCAGAACACAATCCTACAGGTAAACCACATCCTAATGCTAAAGAAGCATCAAGAGGTTTACATAAGTTTCGTGATATCAATGCACAAGACCGTATCTATGAATTAAATCGTGTCATGATGGCAGTTGCATGTACTGATGGTAAAGTTCCTGTTAATTTAGACTCTGAGAGTTATACAGGTCGTAATAATACTGCACATCCTTATACAAAAGAAGAACAAGACATGCTCAAAATTGCATATGCAGCAGTAGGTTCCGAAGTACATGATTTAAATAATGGTGATATGCGTAGTTTAGAAGTAAAAGATACCAATAAAACAAGCCCAATACAAGCATTTAAAGGCTTCAAATAATTTTTCAACCCGTCCTACTATGTATAAGTAGTGTTACAGAGGAACACTATGAAAAATATTGATATTAATAAAACGATTGATGCTATTAAACTAAAATGGTACCACGAGTGGCTAGCTACACATATCTATGATGAAGGTCCTAGCGGTTTTCACAAAGAACTTACCAAATCAGTAGTTACAAAATATATCGATCCACTTAACATACCAAAAAATGCAAGAATCTTGGACATGGGATGCGGACCTGGATACTTTCTTGATGAAATCAAAGAACGTGGATATCATAACTATATGGGTATTACCCTTAGTGATGGTGATATTCAAATGTGTCGTGGCAATGGACATGAAGTTGAAGCATATGATTTAAGTTTCCTACCACAGAATAAAGGGTTTATTGATGAAAGTGTTGACTTAATTTTTTGTCGCCATGCATTAGAACATAGTCCATATCCATTGTTTACCTTAGTAGAATATAATCGTGTATTAAAGCAGAATGGATTAATTTATATTGAAGTACCTGCACCTAACTGTGATCGTTTACATGAATATAACATGAATCATTACAGTATTATGGGTGAACGTATGTTAGCAGCATTGTTACAACGTACAGGATTTGATGTTAAAGTATTTGAAAATCTTGAGTTTGAATTGGTCGTTGCCAAAGATGAAGAAGGTAATGACAAAAAAGTTAAAGAACACTTTTTCTGTATTGTTGCATCAAAAGCAAGACCACTTGATCTAAAATAATAAAAAACACTCATAAATATCTTTATGAGTGATGAGTTAAATGATTTAAGAAAATTGGCAGGTATCACCCTGCCAAATTCTTCTGATTATGGTGCAGCAATTAGTATGACTGCAACCCAAAAAGCACAAATTATGCGTGAAAAGAATATAAGACCTGGGGATCCTGCTTGGTTCAGACTATGGTTTGCCCAAACTCATCTAACAGGTGAAAAACCAATTTAGATAAATACTATATTATTATGGTATTTACATGGAACCCGATCCTTCAGCAGTAGCTCCTTGGTATTTAAGAAACATTAATCAAGCACTTGCCTTAGATGAAACTACAGGCAATGTATACCTTCGTACTGATGCACAGATTGGTGATGTTACGATTACGGGTAATGTAAATATACCTGGTAACGTGGCGGCGACACAAAGCGGTAATTGGAATGTAGGGTTATTAGGTAATTTAGCAGGTATTACAGGTAATGTAACAGTAGTTGATGGTGGTGGTAGTTTAACTATTGATGGTAATGTAGGTATTTCAGGTACAGCAAATGTATCGTTAGGATCATCAAGTACGGATGCTTTTGGACGTTTACGAGTTAGTAATCCAACTACACTATTTGATACACAATCTAGATACTATGATCATGAACAATTCGCAAGCAATACCGCAGGAAGCGGTAGTGTTCTATATAATGCAAATTCTAGTACGTATGAGTTAAACGTAACTACAGGCGCAACAGATAGCGTAATACAAGAAACCTATAAGGTCTTCCCCTATCAACCAGGTAAAAGTCTACTCATTTTCGCTACATTTTGTATGTCCACTGCCAAAGCTAATCTACGTCAACGTGTAGGTTATTTTAATTCAAATAATGGTATATTTTTTGAACAAAATGGTACAACACTTAATATGGTTATTCGTAGTAGCAGTACGGGAAGTATTGTTGAAGACAGAATACCACAGAGTAATTGGAACGGTGACAACTTAAGTGGTACAGGTGGTTCTAGCAACCCAAGCGGTATTGCGTTAAACACTGCAGTAGATCAAATATGGTTTACAGATGTTGAATGGTTAGGTGTGGGCAGCGTACGAGTTGGTTTTGTAATAAATGGTGTGTTTTATATTGTTCATACATTTAATCATGCTAACGTTGTAGGTAATACAACTACTTATATGTCTACAGCATGTCTGCCATTGCGTTATGAAATTACGAATACAGGTGTAACGTCAAGTAGTAGTATGTTACGCCAAATTTGTGCAAGTGTTATATCTGAAGGTGGTTATAGTTTATCAGGAACTCCTGCATCAATAGGGCATAATTTAGGCGCACCTATACGATTACCTAATGATCAATCTTTTTTACCGCTACTTTCTATACGATTAAAGAGTACAATGCCTGATGCTATTGTAATACCAAAATATTATACAGTTGCTCCTGTAGGACAAAGTGTTTTTAAGTATAGAATTTATAGTAGAGCAGTTACAACAGGTGGAACATTTACTTCAATGGGAGTTAATAGTCCTGTAGAGTATAATTTAGCACCACTTGCAGTAAGTAGTGGAACCATTGTTGCAGAAGGATATATTGTTTCATCAAACCAAAGTTCAGCAGCACCCATGCAAGTTCCGTTAGGGTTTGAAGTACAGCTACAACGTCAACCATTTACAGGTGTAACATACGAATATGTTATAACTGCTGCTACAACAGGCACTAATCAAGACGTATATGCTAGCTTAGAATGGCAAGAAGTTAGTTAATCTAATTTTACTCCATAAATAGTTTCATGAATATGCAAAATGGTGTGCAACTCATTAAGAATCCTTATGAACTTACATCGTTCAAGGATGATAAACAATTACAAGACTTTTTAAAATGCTGTAATCCTGATACAGGTTATCTATATTTTATGGATAACTTTTTTATGATACAACACCCTACACAAGGTAGTATGTTATATCACCCATGGGCTTATCAAAAACGATTAATAGAAACATACCATAACTATCGTTTTAGTATATCTCTAATGCCACGCCAAAGTGGTAAATCTACAAGTGCAGCAGGTTATTTGCTATGGTATGCAATGTTTGTACCTGACAGTACGATTCTTATTGCTGCACATAAGTATGCAGGTTCGCAAGAAATAATGCAACGTATACGTTATGGTTATGAGAATTGTCCACTACATATTAAAGCAGGTGTTGTAACTTATAACAAAGGATCACTAGACTTTGAAAATGGTAGTAGAATTATTAGTGCTACCACTACAGAAAATACAGGTCGTGGTCTTTCTATATCGTTATTATATCTTGATGAGTTTGCATTTGTTCGCCCAGGCATTGCTAAAGAATTTTGGACCTCTATCGCCCCTACTCTAGCAACAGGTGGTAAAGCAATTATAACAAGTACCCCAAATAGTGATGAAGATCAGTTTGCTATAATTTGGAAAGGTGCAAATAAAACACAGGATGAATACGGTAATACTACTGAATTAGGTGTTAATGGTTTTAAAGCGTACAAGGCACATTGGAGCGAACAACCAGGTCGTGATGAACAATGGGCTGAATCTATGAAAGCACAACTTGGTGATGAACGATTCAGGCGTGAAATTGGTTGTGAATTTGTTATCGCTGATGAAACATTGATCAATCCATTAATACTTACCACACTAGAGGGTATGGAACCCATTGAGCGTATGGGTCAAGTACGTTGGTTTTCTAAACCACAAAAAGGTAATATCTATTGTGTTGGGCTAGATCCAAGCTTGGGTACAGGTAGCGATCCTGCTGCTATACAAATATTTGAAGCAAATACTACTAAACAAATTGGTGAATGGAAACATAATAGAACTACCATACCTGAACAAATTAAACTATTAGCCAAAATAAATGAATACATTGTTGATATAACCAATGAACCTAATAATTTATATTACAGTTTAGAAAATAATACTATTGGTGAAGCAGCACTTATATCATTAGCAGAATATGGCGAAGAAAATATTAAAGGCACCATGCTAAGCGAACCTAAACAAGTAGGTGCAACTAGACGTTATAGAAAAGGGTTTAATACCACTCAAAAAAGTAAGTTAGCAGCATGCAGTAAACTAAAAAACTTGATTGAAAGTGGTAAAATGTCGCTGAGAAGTAATGCACTAATCACAGAATTAAAGTCATTTGTAGCTGCTGAAGGTAGTTATGCTGCAAAAATAGGTGAAACTGATGACTTAGTAATGGCAACATTATTGGTTATACGTATTTTACAACATCTTCAAAACTATCATAGTGACCTAGATACGCACATTAGAGATCACAGCGAATACATTGAACCCATGCCATTTATAATGACATTAAGTTAATTAAGCTGATAAATACACTATAAAAGTGGATTTATCATGCCAAAAAATAATGAACTGATTAACGTTGACCTAGAAAACTTTCTTGATGCTAAAGGTATGGATGCTGTTCCATATGATAGCAGTGGTAAGCAAGTTCCTATTCCCGATGAAGCTGAACTATTTCAGTTTAAGTTTGCCCCTGATGGTGAAGAAAGAGGTACCGCAACTGTATCAATTGATGGTACAAAATCACTAAATCTTTATTACGATGATGCTATTATGACTGAAAATGAAGGTAGCGATGAATGGTTTCAGTTTGTTAAGCAATTAAAACGATTTGCTATGATGCATCAACTTGATTTTAAAACAAAAAATATGGATAGGTTGGCTACAGATATGAAAAAACGTGAATATCAGAAAAAACTAGATGAAGGTTATTACGGTACACGCCATACAAGTTATAGCGACAAAAACCCAGGTACCGTCAAAATGATCCTCAAACACAACCGTCCACTTGAAGAAACTGATGCACGTTTTCGTAATATTGAAAAGATCTTTCTAGAAACTGAAACAGGAGAACGCTTTTTATTAGATACTAAAAAGCCAAGCATTGCTAGAGCATATGCTAGACATTTAGCAGAAGGTGGTCGTTATAACGATGAACGTTGGAATCATATTGGTCAAATAGCTGAAGATATTAACCGTTTAGGTGGATTTGTACGTGCTACACGTAACAAACAATTTAATGAAGGTGCAGTAAAATTAGTCAACGAAGCGCAAAATCATTATCAAGCATTGCGTGAAACCATCAAACACTTACAAGGTTCACGTGGTTATAATAAGTATTTCGAAAGTTGGAAACCAACATTAAACGAAGATAATGAAGATAATTCTATCTCTGAAATGTTTTTAACACAACGTTTAGACCCACGTGTTGAAAGTGCGTTACCTGTACTTAATCGTTTGGCAAAAAATATTACTGAAATGTCTGAGCTAAATGAATTTGAAAATTGGGCAAGTGATATTGTAAAAGAAGTATTGCACCCAACTTCAGCAGGATCATTAGACGATCTAGTAGATCTACTTGGTGCTGATAGTGAATTCTTAACACTAGGACCTGATGGTAAAAACGCAATCAATGAGATTGAAGGTATTATTGATGAACCTGCGTTAAATTCACGTTTGCAAAAAGCAGGTATGAGCAAACCTGATCAAGATGCACGTCCTATTATTATTGGTTGGATGCAGGAAAATGCTAAAGACAAACATTATGAAGAAATCTTAAGCAAAATAGAAGTGGAAGAAGAACCCGCCGCAAAACCTGAGCCTAAACCTGCACCACAACCAAAGAGGGTAGCACCTAGCGATAAAATGCCTGCTCCACCAAATGTTGAGGAAGATTATGACCCACGTTTGTCACAGAAAACACAAATTGCAGGTACATTACCTACCTATCGTTATGCAAAAGGGTTGCTTGATAAGGTAGAAGGTCCACAAGGTAAGACATTAGACTTTGGTGCGGGATTAGGATTAGGATCAGCAGAGATTGGTGCTGATAGTTATGAAATGCACCCTAAGGCAGGATTCAAGCCTAACTTTGATCGTGTTGATAGTATACCTGATGAAAGCTATGCAAAAATTGTATCATTAAATGTTCTCAATGTTATACCTAACGATAAAGGTTGGCGTGACGCAGCAGTAAAAGACATTGGTCGTATATTGATGCAAGGTGGTTCTGCACTTATTACAACACGTGGCAAGGATGTACTATCAGCAAAAGGTACACCACAAGATGAACCAAATAGTATTGTTACAACTGCGGGAACGTTTCAAAAAGGATTTACCCCACAAGAGTTAAAAGGTTATGTACAAAGTGTGCTTGGTGGTGGGTTTCAAGTAAAGACAGTAAAAGTTGGTAGTGCACCCGCAGCAATTTTAGTTACTAAAGGTGGCGAACAAGTTAATGAACTTAAAGGTAAGATGCCTACACCTGATGAAGTGCGAGCATTGTTATTAAAACAAAAGAAACGTTTTGATGATCAAGGATTTGTACGTGCTGCAGATGATACCGCAAAATTACTCAAACAACGTACACCACAACCTAGCCAACAACCTAGTGCAAAAGTTGAAGAATATTTGCGTGAGTTTGAAGGTGAAATTGATGAAGCATGTTGGAAAGGCTATCACAAAGAGGGTATGAAAACAATGTTTGGTAAAGAATATCCTAATTGTGTTAAAAATAAGAAAGCCAATGAAGAACTTCAAAATGAAAGTCCTGTAAAAGAAGCATCTAAAGATAATGAATCTTCAGTAACCGTACGCAATCCTGTAGCCAAAAATGCTATGGCAGGAATTGGTGGAGGTGGTATGGGTAAACATAAGGATAAAAAACAAGCTGACAAGCGTGGCGAAGTAAAACACAAAAAAGATAAAGTCCCAATGGATCTTGAAGAAGGATCACTTGATAGGATTAAAAAACTATCAGGTCTATAATATGTCAACATCAATACTGTTGGAATCTGCTAAACCACCTGTTGGTCGTGAATTCCAACACCTTGAAGATTTAGTATACATAGAAGGCGCACGTGGTATAAAACGTGTGCTTGAATGTATCGCAGGTATTATCAAACGTCAACCATTAGAAGTGAAATGGGATGGTAGCCCCGCAATACTATTTGGTAGAACAGACAATGGTCGTTTTCACTTTGGTGACAAATATAGTCGTGACATTATAGACAGCCCACAAGCAGTATATCAACAGTATATTGGGCGCAAACCTAAACGCACCTTTGAGCGTGAGCAATTTGCACGTGATATGGCAGCATTGTATGAAGTATATGAAGCAGCCACTCCAAAAGATTTTCGTGGATTCTTAGAAGCAGGATTGTTATATAAAAATTCACCAACCTTAACTGAAAATAGTTTTCAATGTAATCCTAATACGGTAATTTATAAGATTAATAACAGTACTGATTTAGGTAAGCGTATAGCCAACAGTGTTAGTGGATGTGCAGCAACCGCATATTTTCGTGACTTACCTGCTACAGGTGGTAGACGATATCCTGTAGGAGATTATGCCAATAGCTTTACAGGTGGGCAAGTTGTTGTTATCCCACCTTTACATACAAGTGATTCACCAAAATTAGAACGTACTTTGTTAGAAAAATATTGGAACTTCGTCAAACAAAAGCGTGATAGTATTAATGAATTTGTATCACCAATGGTTATAAAAAAGATATTGTATGAATACGTTAATAGTCAAATTAATGAAAATGACCTAAGCGCATTACATAATTTAGGAGATAATTTCACTACCTATGCACGTGATAGTTTATCTGCTAAAGAACAAAACATACTAGCTGAACATTTAAAAACGCATTTAGATGGGGCTAATGATACTTTTAGGATGATACGTGCTACTATGAAAATTAAAGATTTGATTGTTGATCAACTTGAAGAAAGCACATTACGTAAGTTAGGCATTCAGGCAGAATTACCTGATGGACAACGTGGTGGTGAAGGGTTTGTATATGATATAAACGAAGGTATCAACCCTATTAAATTAGTTAAACGTGGTGCATTTACTAGAGCAAATAAATTTAAGAATGAGTCAAAATATTTAAAAGAATCAATCAGTCGTAATGGTAAGAGTGATCGTGCGGTAATTACTTTTGGTCGTTGTATGGGTCATCGTGGGCATATGTACCTAGCTAATAGTGTGTTTACTACGGCTAAAGAACAAGGTGCTGACCCTTATGTTATTATCAGTAGAACAATGGGTGAGGATGATCCACTTACACCTAATGAGAAATTATCAATCTATCATAAAGTATTTCCTAATCATAAACAATGTTTTGTATCTGCAGACGATAGTATGCCAACGATGATGAGCGCATTAAAAAAGTTAAATGAATTAGGATATAAGCATATTACCGCAATATTTGGCAATGATCGTGCTGATAGTATGCAACATGTAAAAGAGTATAATGGGCGCAGTTATAATTTTGAAACATTAGATGTGCTCAGTAGGCAACAAACTAATGATCCATATAAAAACATTAATGGCCCACGTGGCACTGATATGCGTAATGTACTAAGCGATCCTAATTTATCTGAAGAACAAAAATTTGGATATTGGCGCAAATGTATGAGTCCACAATTGAGTGATGATGATGTACAATATATTATGGACATAGTGAAAAAACGTATTGGGCATGAACTACATGAAGCTGATAATCCAAATTATTTTGGCGGCAGCAGTTTAAGCCCAATTGGTGGAACACCTGAAGATTTACAAGATACACGTACACCTGCGCAAAAGCGTAAAGATGCCAAGCGAGCAATTAAACAAGCACGTGAATTACGTAAATTTATGGGTCATAATGAAGTACGTTAAGAATATATATTTTTTGCGCACCTTGTTATCCTAAATACATTGACCACAGAAAAAAATGATGTATATTTAATCTGTGTTCGTTGTTCTCACAACTACACTTAGGTCTCAATTTTAGCTACACTTTTAACTTTTTAAGGAGAATGAAAAATGTCATTAGCTGCAATTCGTGCAAAATTGGCTGCACAAGAAGCCAAATCAAATCCCCAAAATAACACTCAGTATGTAGGCGATAATGCCATCTATCCATTTTGGAACATGGAAGAAAATACAACCACTACAGTTCGTTTCTTACCTGATGCTGATGGATTGAATGATTATTTTTGGGTTGAGCGTAATTTAATTACGTTAGAATTTAGTGGTATTAAGGGTCAATCATCAAACAAAGTATTTGTCAAAGTACCTTGTGTTGAGATGTATGGTGACAATTGTCCTATACTTGCTGAAGTACGTACATGGTATAAAGACGCATCATTGAAAGAAATTGCCAACAAGTATTGGAAAAAGCGTACTTATATTTTTCAAGGTTTTGTGCGTGATAGCAAGATGAAAGAAGATAGTTTGCCTGAAAATGCAATTCGTCGCTTTATCATTTCACCACAAATTTTTGGTGTAATTAAGAGTAGTTTGATGGATCCTGATATTGAAGAAAATCCTACAGATTATTTGCGTGGTTTAGATTTTAGAATCGTTAAAACTAGCAAAGGTGGATATGCTGATTACAGTACAAGTGGATGGGCACGTAAAGAAACTGCACTCAACGAAACTGAGCAAGCTGCCATTGAAAAGCATGGGTTATTTAATTTAAAAGATTTCTTACCTAAAAAACCTAGCGAAATCGAACTTCGTGTTATGAAAGAAATGTTTGACGCTAGTGTTAATGGTGAAGAATATGATACAGACAAGTGGGGAGCATATTTCCGTCCACGTGGTGTACAAGCATCAAATAGTGCTGCTGACCATGATGACGATTCATATGTTGTTGCACCACGCCAACAATTTTCGACTCCTGTAGTAGATGAGGATGAGGAACCTGTTGTAACCTCTGAAGTAAAGGTTACAACCCCTCAAACCTCCGATACAACTGCAAACATTCTTGCTATGATTCGTAGCAAGAAAACTTCCCAAGCGTAAATAGCAGTGAATAAAGTGGTGGGTAGTTCCACCACTTTACACTTTAGGAGAATAATATGACATTACCTGATGAAAGATACAGGGCACTCAAGCAAGGTAAAAGATTGTTGGAGGAATTGTGCGACCCAGGCCGCACCCCACGTGTGCCTAGCGCAGTACGTGATCGAGCTAGAGCAACACTAAAACATTTCCCCAATGATTATGAAATTGATTGTCTTGCTGATTCTGCTCCAACAATTTTAGATAAACAATTGTTGCGAGTATTTACAAATAATACAATGGCAAAGTAGAGATTATGGGAAAACCCTTTGATATATCAAAATTTAGAAAAGAAGTTACAAAAAGTATAGAAGGTATTAGCGTAGGATTTCATGATCCCACTGATTGGATTTCAACAGGCAACTATGCATTGAATTATCTTATCAGTGGTGATTTTAATAAAGGTGTACCACTTGGTAAAGTTACTGTATTTGCAGGTGAAAGTGGTAGTGGCAAATCATATATTTGCAGTGGAAATATCGTAAAAAATGCACAAGAGCAAGGTATATTTGTTGTACTAATTGATAGCGAAAACGCATTAGATGAAAGTTGGTTGCATGCGTTAGGTGTTGATACAAGCGATGATAAATTGCTAAAACTAAATATGGCAATGATTGATGATGTTGCAAAAACTATTTCAACATTTATGAAAGATTATAAAGAAACACCACTTGCAGAGCGACCCAAAGTATTGTTTGTTATAGATAGTTTAGGCATGCTTATGAGTCCAACTGAAGTAAACCAATTTGATAGTGGTGATATGAAAGGTGATATGGGACGTAAAGCTAAAGCACTAAAAGCATTAGTTACAAATTGTGTAAATATGTTTGGTAGTTATAATGTAGGATTAGTTGCCACTAACCATACGTATGCTTCGCAGGATCCATACAATCCTGACCCTAACGTAAGTGGTGGACAAGGTTTTGTATTTGCTAGTAGTATTCTAGTAGCAATGAAAAAACTAAAGTTGAAGGAAGATGAAGAAGGTAACAAAACATCAGATGTGCTAGGCATACGTGCAGGTTGTAAAGTAATGAAAACACGTTTTGCCAAACCATTTGAAGATGTTGAAGTACAAATTCCGTATGAAAAAGGCATGAATCCTTACAGTGGTTTTTTTGATTTGATTGAGAAAAAAGGGTTTGTTACTAGAGAAGGTAACCGTTATATGTATACTGACTTGCATGGTGAAGTACATCGTTACTTCCGTAAAGAATGGTCAAAAAATGAAAACGGTATTATGGATTTAGTCATGAAAGAATTTTCACAACGAGAAAAAATTGTAACTACAGAACTAGCAGAGGAAGAACAAAATGCTTGACACAGTTGCAGCAGTGTATGAAGTTTTAAAACGATACATTAGTACAACCGATATGCGTGATGCTGCGGAAGATGTACTAAATGTATTAATCGATCATGATGTACACCCTGATGAGGTACGTGAAACATTCGCAGGTGAGAAAGAAATGGTTACTGCATTGAAAGCTTACCAAGATGATGAAGCAGATTATGACGATGATGAGGACTTCGCTGAAGATGAAGATGATTGGTACGATAATGAGTAGGCCATGGGTTGGTTCAATACAGTAACTCAAAACTTATCCGCACTACCCGAATTTATTGACCATTATCAAGAAGAACTAAACCAAGCCAAACATGAAGTAAGAATTATTAAAGGTGAACGTGTTGAACGATTGCTCGCCATGCTCCCAGGCATCACCGAGCACCGTTTCAACCAACTACAAGAAATCGAGGCTGTTCTAGATTATATGAATGGACAACTTCGTAAAACACGTAGCTTAGCCTTTAAAAAATATCTTGAAAATTATCCACGCCAATTAACATCACGTGATGCTGAACGATATGCTGATGCTGAGCAAGATGTTATTGACATGGAAACATTGGTCAATGAAGTTGCATTGATGCGTAACCAATGGTTGGGTGTTATGAAAGCATTGGAGAGCAAGAACTTTATGCTAGGGCACATTGTGCGTTTACGTGTTGCAGGTATGGAGGATATTACGATATAGCGTAAAAAAACGCTTGACAAGATATCCTAATTCACTTATACTTCCCATATAGTCAGTCAACACCAAGGGGAATACGATGAAAATTGCAGTGTACACTCAATACTCCGAAAACTACGGTTCCGCTGAACTTCCCAAATGGAAGTCAAAAGGTGGTGCAACCTATCTTATTAACAACCTTACTGTTGCTGACGTTTTCTTTTTCAAAGACGACCTCACACTTTTTACCAACAAATTTAACTTTAGCAATGAGTTTGCTGAGGAGTGTGTTGTAAACTTCAACATTCTTGATGATGACGATATGTCATTCTGTAAAGAGTGGGAATTACCATTCTTAAAACAGTTTACACGCAGTGACTTTGTTGCTGCTTGACAGTAACTAAGTTTCAATCTATAATTCCTGTATAGTAAATACTTCAAGAGGAAATAAAAATGTACGTTAATCGTGAAGCTGAAGAAACGATGATTTTTGTGCGTTCTCGTATTAAGTATTCACAGGGTGTTTTTACCTCAACAGGACAACGTTGGTTTTGGATGGAACGTAACAAAGATGCCATTCAACAAGAAGATGGTGTTACACCCTATGGTGTACCCTTCAAAAAAGGTGACCGTGTACTTTCTATTGACCAAGTAGTATCATGGGCAAGTTATGGTACACGTAGTCAAATGCCTCTTGTTCATGTTGCAATCGTTGATCGTGTTGGTGTACGTGCGTTTTACAAGTTAGGTGGTAAGGGTAACCTACGTGATGGTTGGGGACCTGATCCCAAAAAAACTAAACTATTGTGGGAGCGTCCTGCAAGTGTAGTAGGATTGCCCGAAGAAGAACCAAAAGAAGTAAAAAAATCTACCAAGGTAGGTAATGTTGGTGATGAAATTATTGTAGAAGGTACTGTCATCAAACATGAAGTTTTATCTACAAATTATGGTACAGTTAATAAGTTTATTATTAAAGATACTAGTGAGAACTTGTATATGTACAAGGGTTCTAAGTATTTGACTGAGAAAGGTGGTTTTGTAAAAGTTGAGACCAAAGTAAAAGATCACTTTGAGATGGGTGAAGGAACAGGTTCTTGGTTGACAATTTTAGGTGGTAAAGGTAAAAATACAATGAACATACTAATTCAAGAAAGTTTTCAAACATGAAATTATTGATTAAAAACAACAAGTTCACACCGCTAGGTCTGTTTTTAGCTCTGTTGGTTGGGTTGTTTTATATCCCAATATGGGCACTATTTCATCCTAAAGAATTTTGGGCAGAATGTAAAAAGCCATGGTTTAGATAATGAATAGTCATTTACGCAACATTGCGACCAAAGCAAGTCGTGATATAGACTGTGCTTATATGGGTGATGCTTATGCTATTGCCCTTACTAAAGCCATTGTAAAGGACTTAACAGATGAACTAGGCAAGGTTAAGTGGATGGGTGATGATGAAGGATGGGACAAGGCAATTGATGCTGTAAAGAAAGAATTAAAGTCTAGGTACGGGACATAATATGTTTAATTTAGTTATTAGCTTGTCATGTTTATACTTCGCCAAAAAAGATTTTGAAGATGGTAATAGCAAACTAGGATGGTTTAGTCTTGTCATATCTGCCTGTAACTTTTCTATTTTTTTAGCAGAATATTTCTAAATAACTTTATGAGTAATATTATTTGGGTTATACTAGGTGCGCTATTATGTCTCTTACTTGGAGCTATCATAGGATTTTGGGTTGAAGAATTAACTTATTCGCCACTTACACGTGGTTTTTATGAATGTAAAGGATGTTGGTAATGAAATTGTTTGATACGTATGAAACTATTGATGCTATGAAACCATGTATGAAGCGACCTATTGTTGTACATGCGGTACAAGTTAATGAAGAATTTAGGGTAAATAGTTTAGAAGGTGATTACGCACAAGGTAAAGCAGGTGACTATCTTATGCGTGGTATTAACGGTGAATTGTATATTTGCGACCGTGAAGTATTTGAAAAAACATATGATTTTGTAAATGGCTGATAAATTAGTTGAATTAATTAAACGTGCGGGATTTAGCAGTACTTACGAACAAGTTCGACTTGAACGTTTGATATGGCTAACTGCCTTAGAAATTAGCCCACTATTATCTGCTGAAGATTGGCTAAAAGTAAAAGAATTGTTGCAGTTACCTGATGATGTACAGCAACGTAAAAACTTTAATTACCTGACAAAATTTAAACAAGAAGATCCTGAAGAATATATGAAGTAGTTGTAAAAATACAACTTGACAGTATATCCAATTTTTACTATAATTTCTCTATAGTCAGATATAGGAGATTGACATGCCACTAGTTCAATATATGGATCACACCCACCCTGATGCATTCGTAGATTTCGAAAAGCTTGAACCAATGGTTAATACAGGTTATACCAAACCATGTCCTGTATGCCAATGTTACGGTGGTTGGAATCTTAAACTCAATGCATATCCTTTACACAATTATCCTAATACTGCTGAAAATCGTCATCGTTATTCACACTTCCGTTCAAACTGCTCACATTGTAACGGGTATGGTTATACGTTACCTACTGAAACTTGCAGTGGTCATGAGTGGGAGCGCAAGCAAAACCTAGGTCGATGCTACACTTTATACGTGTGTAAAAAATGCAACAAGAATATGGAAGTTGATTCTAGCGATTGACAACATATCCTAATTCATATACAATACATATATTGATTGATCTTTTGGAGAGTAGAAATGGCAATAACGCCCCTGACAGAACGCCAAAAATCCTTGATTGTTAACAATGTTGTAGCAGCATGTAAAGACATTAAAAAATTAAATAAAACGGGATATAATTTCTTGTATCTTTGCAGTGGGTTTATCGCTCACTATAATTTAGGTGGATTTATTTCTGCTTATGATTATCCTAACGCTTTAGTGCGTAATATTATGTCTAATGTACGGGTCAATCAATGGAATAATTTTTCTCCCTCTGATCCTGATTATGCATACATGATGTCAAAAAAAGACGTTTACAATAGAATTGTTGCAAAAATATCCTAACTGATGTACAATAGTTTTTGTGGTGATTAATTCTTAACGGAGATTGAAATGAGTAAAGCCCTAGTAAACAAACTTGCCAAGATTCGTGCTGAAATTGCTCTCTTGAAAGTAGCAGAAAAGAAGGTTGAAACTGCGTTGATTACTGCTGCCAATTTCGATAGCATGACGTTTTTCGGTACTGCTACGGTTGCCACGGTAGTTCCCCAACACGAACGTGCTAGTGTTAAATATGAAGCTATGGTGCGTGATGTACTTGGTGATGCCAAAGTAGACTCGCTTGCTGAAGCATATACCAAAATTAGCAAAGTTAGTGCTGCTGTAAAATTGTCAACCTTAGTTAAGTAAGGTACATATGAAAGTTCAATCAGTAGGTTCAGCAGATTCAAGTGGAGCACGTAACGTGATGATGGAGTTATGGCGTATGACCATGACTCAACGTGTTCAACATGATTTACAACAACGAGTATCAGGTAGAAAAAGTGAGCCTGAACCACGTAAAGTTGAACCTGCAGTAAAGATAGAAATTAGTGATAGCGCACGTTATATTTTAGCTACACAAGCTGCTGAGAAGCATAAATTGGAACAAAAAAATGAACGAACGAATTCGAGAACTTGCTGAACAGGCTGGTGATATTATTTCAGAATTCCATTTTGGAGATTATAATATTCCGAATGAGTTTATTGAAAAGTTCGCCGAGTTGATTGTTAGAGAATGTGCTAACATAGCATTTGAGGAATGGCAACATAACGGTGGTAGTGCTTCGGGCGAATCTGCTATATTAAAATATTTTGGAGTTGAAGAATGAGAAAATTCACTGAAGTATTGGAAGAGTATTTGGACGAGCGTGAACGTCAGAGTAATGATTATTATGATAATCGCTATATTAAATCAAAAATGGAGGGTTGGTATCGTATGAATGACTTGGCAAAAGAATTGGACGAAATGGTTCAAGGAATTAAAGAATGAACGAACGAATTCGAGAACTTGCTGAACAGGCATCACATCAAAGTCCCGATGGGTATCCCGTGACCATTCCATATAGTAAAGACTTTGCAGAAAAGTTCGCCGAGTTGATTGTACGGGAATGTGCTGAAATTTCAGAACAAAGTCAATGGAGTGAAGCCAAGGGAGAATATTATGAAGGCTTTAATGAGGCTATGATTTATGTTTCCAATAAGATTAAAGAACATTTCGGAGTTGAAGAATCTCTTGGTTGGGTATGTTCTAAGTGTGGCACTGATCGCACCAAGGCTGTTTGCCCACTAGGTAACAGTGCCGCAATTGATGGTCGATGCCCTATGGTATTGACTACCAAATAACTAAGGAACAATTATGAGTTGTAAAATAATTACAGCAGAAATTAAGATGGGCGAAGATCGCTATACTATTGTGCATGGCAAGACTATTGAAGAAGTTATTGACAAAATTCATGAATATCATACGTTCTCGGAGTTTTTAAAACAGCATTTTACCAAGAAGGGTACATTATCAAAAGAACTTAAATCAGGTTGGTATCTTAAAAACGCAGCTAAGTAACCCTACAGGTTGACAGGGTATTCGAACGGTAGTATACTATGGTTATAGTGAACAACAAGGAGCAGACGATGAGCATTTTCAAGAAGATCAAAGAGTTTTTCAATGAACCAGATCAAATGGAGTTGATTGAAGAGCGATTCTACAAGAAGTTGGAAGACATGAAGGCTCACCCTGAAAAGTATCAACACATTCTGAACAAGAACTCTGCCCAATCTAAGATTCCTCCAGTGTCTCTGTTTTGTTTTAACCCTACAGGTTGACGGGTCTTTGGACTAGTGCTATACTGTGCTTACAGTAAACAAAAGGAGCAGCAAATGAACGAACGAATTAAAGAACTATTAACTCAATCTGGTCTACAGCCATACTACGATGCTCAACAAGGGCAGATTGAAAAGTTTGCCGAGTTGATTGTTAGGGAATGTATTGTAGATTTTTACAGAAATTGCCTAGACACCTCCAGCAACGAAGATATTACAGTCCAAGTTGATAGATATGTAAAAGAACATTTCGGAGTTGAATAACCCTACAGGTTGACAGGTCTTTTGAACTCTGTTATACTATGTTCTGTAGTGATTGATAAGGAACTTGAGATGAAATTTGTTAAATGCTATGCTTGTGATGGTCGCCATGATATAAACTTCATCAAAATTCTTGAAACCAAAGAAATTAAATATAGTGGTACCTCAGTTAAATTTAAATGCCCTGATGACAACAGTGAGCAAATAAACAACTCATTTGTCTTTGAGGTTAAAGAACCAAAAACTGCTTGACAACATATCCTAATTTTGCTATACTTGTTTCTGTTAGATAACTAGTGAGGAATATATGAACGACACTCAAATTCATGATGTAATTAACAGTGCTTTCCAAGCTGCTCGCACCGCTACTAAGGAATATCTTGCCACACATGGTGATGCGGATGCATGTGGGTTTGCATGGGTAAGTATTCGCCCTGCTACAAAAAAAGTAGCAAAAATTCTTAAAAATTATGGTGCTGACACATCATTTGAAGGTGGGTTGAAATTGTGGAACCCAAGTTATTCCCCTGTGCAATCAATTTCTGCAAAGGAAGAAGGTGCGTACGCATTTGTTAATGTGATGCGTGAAGCGTTCCCTGATGTTACTTTTACTGTTGGTAGTCGGATGGATTAAAGGAGATGACAATGTATACTGAATTAACTGTACAATATACTCGCCATGGTGGTGCTTATGATCGTGGTAACGCAGATGCATACTATGGTCGTGTATTTGACCCACATTACTTCATTGGTGCAACATATAGCACTGAACGTGTAGTTGCCCTACAAGGTACACCTGAGTATGATGCATACAAACGTGGGTTTGAGGAGTGCACAGATTTTAAAGATTGGGGTGGAGATGAATAGACGTTTACTTAAAATAGCCACTGAACATAAGATTTTACCTCATGATTATATCGTAGGATCAGATCTACCATTAGAAAATACAATTGAAAAAATTGGATTGGCAGTGGCAAATGATTGCATGCTTAATGCTTGGTGGACTGAAGGATACAAAGATCCTGAAAAAACCATATCTAACAAACTTAAACAATTATACAATTTATGAACGAAGAAATGATAGAAAAGATAACATTAAATTATACTGACTTACAAAAATTGATGGATACACTAAAAGAGTTTGAAGTCAACCATTTTAGTATTATCAAAACAGGTGGTAGTGGTATTGGGTATGAAGTAGACTTAGAATTTCATCAACAATTTAAAGGTAGAATGGCAACAATTCGTATCCCAATTACAACAACTGATGAGTGGTAAAAAACTGCTTGACAGTATATCCACATTGTGGCATAATTATTTCTGTAGTGATTGATAACCAACTAGGAGATGCCAAATGGCTTACGTTTCCCAAGAAAAGAAGCAAAACCTCGCAGTTGCCATCAAAACCGTTCTTAAGAAATACGGTGTAAAAGCCACGTTAGGTGTGCATTATCACAGCACGTTAGTTCTTAATATTAAGTCTAGTAAGATTGACTTTCTAGGTAACTTTAACGAAACATGCAAGCAAAGTCTAAAAGCTGACCGTGATTACCTTGACGTAAACCCTTATTGGTTCCAAGAACACTTTAGCGGTGTTGCAAAAGAGTTTCTTACTGAAGTAACACAAGCGATGTACGGTCCTGATTACTACGATGAAAGCGATGCCCAAATTGATTACTTCAATTGCTCGCACTATATTCGGGTAAATATCGGTAAGTGGAACAAACCCTATGTTCTAGAGCAGTAAATACAAATTTTAACCACCATGGGGCGTAATGCCCCTATAATTTTATGAGGATATTATGGAAGAAAATACAACATCAAATGCATTGCCACCTTTTGTTAGCAGATTTATTCGTGATGAAGAAGGTAAGTTAAATATTGATCCTGAGTGCAAAATTCTAGCTGAGAAACATTATTGGAAAGATCGCCCTGCTTATAGTAAAGATGATCGTAGGGTGATGATTGGTCGCTATGATGAAAACGGTAATTTAATCCCATTTAAAAATACACGATAATCATGGCAGGATATAATTTAATCCAAGAAATACGTAGGCTTGAAGAAGATTGTGAGCGTCTTGGTCTAATGATGTGTCACGCACAGCATTTTTATAATGAATTTGGTGATGTAGTTGCAGTAAAACCAAAAGATGATGAAGCATTACCTTTGTATTCACGTGATGCTGAAGTTTTTATTGGAACCATAAAAGATTTACAAATGTGGTTACGTGGTATAGAATGGGCACGTGGTTATGATGGTATGATATTTGGTAAAAACCATGATAAAAACCGCACAAATAAAGAAGAAAAGTATCGTGCAGGTCAAACATTTAAACGATTAGTAGAAGGAAAAGAAAGTGATAAACCTTGAAGATTACATGAAAGCAATTAATTACAGAATATCTGAGGGTACAGAATACCTTTGGAAATGTTTTGGTGACAACCCATTTACCCTATCATATTGGGATAATGATCATGATGGAGTAAGTGCTGATATTACTTTTGACACACAAACACAAGAGGTATATTACGCCACTGTACATGATTACGCAAAAAGACGGTCATATCGTTTGATCAATCCTGATTACGTTGAAGCATATCGTCAAGAATGTAAAGATAAAAATGTAGTTGAGAATAATGCTTATGATGAAGTTAATTATGTTACGTTAGAAACTGATGAGGACTTTATTGAAAAACTTACTGCTATTGTAAATAAACAACCATACAATACCAAAGTGCAAGTACCACTTGAATTAGATAAAGAAGAAATGTATAATCTAATGAGTTTAGCCCATGAGCGTGACATAACGCTAAACCAACTAGTGGAAAACATGTTATGGGAAGCTATCAACAACCACAAAACTAAGGTGTAATTATGCTTGAATCATGGATCTATAAGCTGAACGAGAGTAATAGTCGGTTACATAAAGAATCAGTTATACAAGAAGTTTTAAATTTAGCTACGCTAGGTGATGAAAATTGTAAACACTTTCTTAAATTTGTATACTTTGCTTATGATCCATTTACCACTTTTGGTGTAAAAGCTGTAGAACCAACTGTTGGTATTATCAATGCTGAAAACCCATGGCAAGACTTTAGCTCATTGTTAATAGAATTAGCTTTACGTACTTTAACAGGTAATGCTGCACATGATGCTATTGAAGCTATGAGCGTAAGATTTAATAGCCCAACATGGAATGATTTCTGTATCAATGTGATTGGCAAAGATTTACGTTGTGGTATATCTGATAAAACTATCAACAAGATTTGTAAAAATACTGAATACGAAATACCGATTTTTTCTTGCCAACTTGCCACTGATAGCGAAGGTCGCCCTGAAATGGTGGGTGTTAAACGTCTTGAACCTAAACTAGATGGTGTACGAGTATTAATGGTTGTTATACCACCCTCTGACTATGATGATAAAATTGTCGTAACATGCTACAGTCGTAATGGTAAAGTATTCAATAATTTTACACACATTGAAGAAGAAGTAAAAAATAATTTTGTCCGTATGATTCGCCTAGCATCATCAAGTAATTTAAATACAGGATTTGTGCTTGATGGTGAAGTAATGGGTGAATCATTTCAAGACTTAATGCGACAAGCACGTAGAAAAGACAATGCTGATGCTAGCGATAGTGTGTTCCATGTATTTGATATTCTTCCGCTAGCAGATTTTAGGCGTGGATATTGGAACGCACAATTAAGCAAACGAATTAAGATCTTAGAAGATATGCGTCCTGCCCTAGAAAATATGCCACATGTCAAATTGTTGCCACATATTGTCGTTGATTTAGACATTGCTGAGGGTAAGGATCAACTAGAGCGTTATGCCAACGATTGTGTTGCACAAGGGTTTGAGGGCATTATGATTAAAAGTGTAGATGCTCCATATGAGTGCAAACGTAATAAATTTTGGTTAAAATGGAAACCAACCATTTCAGTAGATTTAGAGATTGTTGGGGTAGAAGCAGGTACAGGACGTAATAAAAATCGATTAGGCGCATTAATTTGCGAAGGTGAAGATCATGGAAAGCACATTGTGGTTAACGTTGGTAGTGGGTTTAGTGATGTTGATCGTGATGATTATTGGGTAAACCGTAATGTGATTGTTGGTCGCACTGTAGAAATTCTTGCTGATGCAGTAACGCAAAATCAGGATGGTACACATTCATTGAGATTTCCAAGGTTTCTACGATTTAGGGATGATAAATGATTGTCAATGTTTTTAATATTGATGAACCATGGGTGTTTAATTGGTTTACGTCATTATGTAAAGCACATGAATATAAGTTCATTGTTAAATTAACATTAAAAGATTCATTAGCTATTAAAGTAAGTGATCGTTTAAATGAGTTATCCAAAATTACTAACTATAACTTTTATTTAAGTAATGAAAGTGATATTATGGTAGACATACCTGACGAGGAAATTACGTACATTAAATTGAAATATTCATAAAGGAAAAATATGGTTACTTTAGTTAAACATGAATGGCATAGTGTTGATAGTCAATTTGCCGTTGAGCTTGATATAGACTTGTTACAAGAAATTTATCCTGATAAGGATGAAGATGAACTACAATCAATTCTTGATGCGGTAGAAGATGGCTCATATGATATTGATGAGCTTATTGAACATGCTTGGGATAATGATGTTGAAATTATGTGGGAACGCCAATATGATGATTGGTATAGTGACCGCAAAGGTGGTTATGAAATTACATATGAATTAGGTGATGAAAATAGTTGGCATAGTGAACCTGAACCTCCTTCACCTACACATAAATGCACCAAATGTCGTTGGAAAGGTAGCAAATACGAAACTAAAACTGAATTTTATAATGAAGATGGATCTATTCACACTGATGATGAACTAGAATTTCATCACACAGGTGATGTATGCCCAATGTGCGATAGTGCGTTAGAACTTACCCCTGAAGGTGTTGAGCAAGAAGCCAAAATGCAAAAACTGTACCAAGAACTTGATGATATTGAGTTGGATGATGATACTGAAGCTGAATCAGAATATCAACGTATACATCCCGCAGGTGAATATATTATCCGTATTTTTGGTCGTACCACTGAAGTTGGTGTTGGAAGAATTACTAAAGAACAATACGAACATTGGAGCATGGATGAACATGAATTAGACTTAGGTGCTGCTATTAATGAAGAATATGATTTCGATGAAAATGAAACTCCTGAAGCTGCACGTTTTACTAGTAGTGGATACTATGAATTCAATGATGTAGCAGACTTTTATGGGATTGAAGAAGATTGTACGGTAGAAATTATTAATAGCGATGGTGAAACTATCTTTGAAGGTGAATTCTCTGAAATTTTTAATATCGGACATGGTGAAGAAGATTCAAGGGAAGAATGTTGTGAAGAAGTTGATGAATTGTATGCACATTCATACGGATCAGGTTACTTTCTTATGTACAAACAAGGTGGTAAAGGTGGGTCATATCAACATACATTAGTTGTTAATGAAGATTTAGACTTAGCTAAATTTAAAATTACCACGGTAGATGTTGATGGTACTAGTCATATTAAAGGTATTTTTTATGACAATGAACAGCTTGATGATGAAGGTATTGATGAGGAGTACAATAATTGGAGAGGACAGTGGGCAGATTATTCTGTACATGAGGTAAAATAATGTTTAAAAAATTTGTAATTGGTTTGTCTTTGGTTTTAAGTAGTATAACGTTTGCACAGGATAAATGGGTTCCATCATATACAGTAACGATGTTAAACCCATTTCCTGCAGGTGGGGTAACTGACCAACAACTACGATATATTGCAACAAAATTATCTGAACGTTGGAAACAACCTGTCATTGTGCAAAATAGGTTAGGTGCTGCGGGAACATTAGCTGCAGCATCACTGACCACTGCTAAGCCTGATGGACATACACTAGCTATTTTGACGGTGAATAGTTGGCGATATCCACACTATAATGAACTGTCATGGCACCCAATACGTGATTTTAAGTATGTGGTTGGTATGAATGCTTATACGTTGGGTATTATTGTTCGTGCTGATAGTCCATGGAAATCATTAGATGATTTGATTGCTGCGGGTAAAGCTGAACCTAATAAGTATAACTATGCTACCGTAGGAGTTGGGGGTGGTGGTCAACTTATGATGATAGAAATTGATAATACCACTAATGCTAAATTTACTAACGTGCCTTATAAAGGTGGCACTGAATTTAACCAAGCATTACTAGCAGGTGAGGTACAATTTGTGGCTGATGCATCTAATTGGGCACCATTTGTTGATAGTGGACAATTTAGGGCATTAGCGATGGCAACAGAAAAACGTGTTGCAAAGTATCCTAATGTGCCTACGTTAACTGAAAAAGGTATTAAAGTAATTGGTCAAAGTCCATATGGATTAGTTGCGCCAAAAGGTACACCTGATCATGTTGCACAAGCTATACATGATGCGGTTACTGATATTTTAAAAGAACCTGAAATGCAGGAATTGATGAAAAAGTTTGTATTAGTTCCATGGACTAAAACACCACAAGAATTTGAAGCATATGCTGCACAATATTTTCGTGATGTTAGACCATTATTAATCAAGGCAGGGTTAGTTAAAGATGCAAAATAACTACCATACGGTAGTAGATGTTGTGATTGCTAGTAGGAAAAGTGTACGTGGGTTTACGGAGCAATCTGTTGACCCACAATTAATTAAACATATACTTACTGTAGCATCACGTAGCCCAAGTGGAACCAATATACAACCATGGAAAGTACATGTGTTAACAGGTAATTTTCTAGTAGAATTTGGGCAAGGTGCGATGGAAACTTATGCTAATCCTGAGTTGATGGCTAAGCAACCTAAAAAACCATTTGACTACTATCCTACTGAGTGGTTTAGTCCATATATTGAACGTAGGCGTAAAGTAGGATATGATCTTTATGCAGTGTTAGGTATAGAGAAAAAAGACAAAGATGCTATGCAAACCCAACATACCAAAAATTATAATTTTTTTGGTGCGCCTGTAGGATTAATTTTCACAATGAATCCAAAATTATCTATAGGATCGTTGTTAGACTTTGGTATGTTTATACAAAGTATAATGATATCAGCACAATCTCATGGTTTGGCAACATGTCCACAAGCAGCATGGATTTTAATTCAAGGTTACATACGTGAAAAATTAAATTTAAACGATGATCTTGTAATTTGTGGTATGGCTATGGGATATGAAAACCAACAAGAACTTGCCAACAAATTAACAACAGAGCGAGAAATAGTTGACAATTTTGCTCAATTTTATTGACTCAACTCGGTAATTTTGATACAATAGTATTATTCTTAAGGAGAATTTAATGGGATCATTCAATCGTAAGATAGTTGAATCACTTGATGTTTTGAATAAATTATTGGCACTTATATTTGTTGTTATGGCAGGTATAACATTTTTCGGTGAAATGTTTGATAACTTTTTACCTGCAGTTATGTCTGCACTAGGTATTCTTATTGTTGGTATTGTCACATGTGGCTATACTGCAATTCTTATCAATGTTAATCAAAACATTGAAGCTATGCGTGATAAAATCAACCCCGCACCAAAGGAATAAAAATGCGTAATATATTAGGTTATATCGTATGGTCAGCTAGTCAATGGGAAAAAGAAACTTGGTTGGTTATTTTTTGTTTTGTAGTAGGTGTTTCTAGTTTAATTGTTCAGCAACCATTAATATTTTTTGCATGTATGGCTTTAGTTCCAATAATTGGTTTAGGTTATATGATTAAAGAAAAAGTAACCAAGAGTTATATCAAATACAAACGTATTAAAGAAGCTAGTGAAGATTGTCCGTTATGAGCGAAACTTATTATAAAAAAGTTGGGAGTAAGTATATACCTATTTCTGAACATGATCCTAGTTTAGATCATGCCTTTAGTGAAGGATGCCATTTGGTCATCAGTCGCCCAGGCCACCATATCCGAAAGTACAACATAGACCCTGAATTTGCTCCATTAATTGCAGCAGCAACATTTGCACGTGAGGAGATTAGTAAATCATTGCGTAAAAGTTTGGAAATGCGTCCTAGTAAAGTTCCAATTACTGAAGAACAAAATATTGCTTGGATAAGATTGTCTGAAGCTTTTGGAGAAGAATGTCATCCACTTCAATATCCTAGTATATACGAAGCAGTCGAGAGTGGATTAGCTGCACTTGTGTATGAAGCTGCACAAAAATTACAAAACCCCGCAGTAAAAGCAGCATACGATAATTTTATGATGGTTTATCAACTCACTAAATGATGTCATTTTTATATAGAACTATAACTGTATGTGCGGTTGTTTTGTTTGCACGTAATGTTATATTGTTTTTAGATAAAACTTATGCGGATAAAGACATACTTCCACCGCATGATTTGCGATATTATCATACGGATCACTCGGCACTTTGCGCCGATGGTATAAGAAAGTATGGTTATTGCAGTCAAAAAATCGATAAATAATATTCTATGCTCAAAGATTTTTTTACTTATAGTAGGTTTACGCTATTTGTTGCATTAGCCATTAGTGTTATTGCAGCGTATTATAGTATTATTGGATTGACTGCAATTTTTGCGGGTGCGTTTGTATCTATTGTTATTATGGGTACTGTGCTTGAAGTTGCCAAAGTAACTACTACAGTGTGGTTACATATGTATTGGAAGCGTTCAGGATGGGTCATTAAAACGTACCTTACTACCGCAGTCATAGCATTAGCGTTTCTTACAAGTATGGGTATCTTTGGGTATTTATCTAAAGCACATATTGACCAAGGCATACCAACAGGTGATGTTGCAGCACAGGTTGCGTTACTTGATGAAAAAATTAAAACAGAGCGTGATAATATTGAAACTGCAAGAAAAGCCTTGCAACAAATGGATAGTCAGGTTGATCAATTATTATCACGTGGTACTACTGAACAAAATGCTGAGCGAGCAGTAGCTATACGTAGACAACAAGCTAAAGAACGTACCTCATTACAAAATGAAATTGCAAAATCACAGAATGTTATAAAAGACTTAAATGAACAACGTGCGCCAATTGCTAGTCAGTTACGCCAAGTTGAAGCTGAAGTTGGACCTATTAAATATATTGCTGCATTAATATATGGAGATAATCCTGATGCAAACTTACTTGAACGTGCAGTACGTTGGGTAACTATATTAATTGTAGCGGTTTTTGACCCACTTGCTATTATATTAATTCTTGCTGCTAATAATTCATTAAAATGGGAACGTGAAGATCGTATCAAAAAACGTAAGGAAGATGAACTACAATATGAAGCAGATGATGGCGCATTAACCCAAGACCAAATTGATCAAGTTAAAGATTCATTAAAACAAAATGAATCAACTACTGATGAAATTGTAGAAGAAATTAAAGAAGAAGCTGTTGAAGAAAAACGTGCTGAACAGGTTTATTTAACAAAGCCATGGGTCGATAAGGTCCCAGGCATACGTTTTCCTCACCAAGTTTATCAACCCCCACAATTTCCAATACCAACCAAAGATGAAGAATTTGTTGAGCCTATCAATACTACGGATGAAATAGTAGAACCTACGATTGATAGCGAAGAATTAACTGCTGATTCAGATGATTTTAAATTTAAACCTGTGCCTTTAACAGTAACACAAGCAGAGGAAGTTATTACAGATAATGTAACTAAACTTAAACCATTATTTAAATCAACCGATGAGTATGTTAATTATGATGGTAAAAGTATGAGTATGAATGCTTTAAAGGGTATACGCCCTGATTTGATACATCCTGCTAATAAGCCATGGCCCAACCAAATTAATTTTGGTGGTAAGTTTCCTGATGAAGCATTAAGTGGTGATACCTTTATTCGTATTGACCGTGTACCACATATTGTTTACAAATTTAATGGTACTAAGTGGATTGTTGTAGATAAGCAACAAAACAGTACGTATTTGACTAACATCAATTACATTGATTATTTGATTGAATGTCTAAAAAATGGTAGTATTGACATAGAAATACTAACCGAAGTTGAGCGTGAAGAAATAGAAACACGTTTAGCAGTTGACAAGAAATCCTAATTCATCTATAATTCAACCATATTAATTACTTTGTGAGGTAAAGAAATGAAAAAAGGTTTATTGACCGTGGCTGTACTCAGCGTACTCATGGGTGGATGTTCTACTGCAACCAAAATGCTTAGCGACCCAGGTATCGCTAGCGGTCCTCAAACTGCAATCAGTGAACAACGTGTTACCCAAGACTTTAAACGTCGAGGGGTAAAAGTTGAGTACAGTACGTTTTTCCGTGAGATTAAAGCCATTGAAGTAACAGGATATGCTCCTGTATGGGGTAATAGTCCTAGTGCTACTGAAAGTGCGTACAAAGTTGCTGAACTTGATGCCAAGAAGAAACTTGTTGACTTTATTTGGAAAGAAACAGTGTCAAGTGATACTAGCGTTAAAATGATTAGTAAATCACTTGAGCGAGCACGTGATCAAAAAACTAATCGTATCGCTAGTAACTACGATAATCAAGATATTTCAGTCAGTGATATTGATGTTGAAGGTAAACCTACCCAAGCACAAGGTACACCACAAAATGTCAATGTAGCTACTCGCAATGATGCAGTAGAGATTGCCACTACTATGAATAGTTTTATTCGTTCTAATAATAAAGGTATCCTTAGTGGGTTACGATTGGTCGATAACTCAGTGCTTGATAACGGTAAAGTTGTTACTGTTGTATATCGTTGGGATGCAAAACATACAAGTGATATTCAAGACGTTCGTCGTATGATGAGTCGTTAATATGAAAAAACTACTCGCAAGTTTGCTCATTGCGGTGCCTACAATCGTTCACGCAGATGCATGGACTATTGTAAGTGTGACTAAATTTATCATTGAAAATTTTCCAAATAGTCCACCTACACAAAAAGTACGTGTAAAAGTAGAGGCAGATTCACCTGAAAATGCACGTCAAGGTGCGTTTAGAGAGGCATGTAATCAAACATGGGGTAGCAGTGTAATTACGGATCGCAGTGCAGTAAATGGTCGTTTAGCCACTGACCGTATTGCTTCAAGTAGTAGCTGCTTTGTAAAAAACTACACGGTATTATCAACGGATGAGTTTTATAATCGTGTTGCTGAGAAACGATATGCAGTAGAAATGGATGTTACTACCTCGCCTAATAGTGTGGATGGTCGATTGTTAGGTGAAAGTACTAACATGGGTGCTATACAAGGTGACCAACATCAAGCATCTATTCAATCATTAATTAAAAGTAGGCAGTCGCAGGATAAATTAATTCAAGCATATTTTAATTACTATCCTGAAGGTGCATATGATATTAATGTTCATAATATTGAGAGTGGTGTAAACAATCGCCAATCGTTTTTAAAAATTAATTATGAATACAAATTTAGTTATCAATTTATGCATGGGTTATGGTCTATGCTAGATTCGATGAAAGTTAAAACACAACTTCTTAACGTATTTGATCCACGTTGTAGTGATGGTAATAGGATTGATCAAAGCTGTGCTACGCATATGGCACGTAATAGTCAAAGTATTCGTACGGTAAAATTGACTATGCGTAAAAGTGGCAACATTATTGGTGAATCTGATATGATAACGCTAAACGAAGGAAATTATCAAGAATTGGCAAATAGTTTTCAAAAATCACAGGCATCTATCCAATTTAGCTTCCTTGATGGGTCAAATAATGTTCTAATGCGTGTTTGTGACAGAAACATTGAGGTAAATAATGTTATGTTGCAAAGTAATTCAACAGGATTGATTCGTGGTGATCGTTGGGAAACCAAATCATATGTAATCAATTTGTCTAACATGGACTTGCATAATTTAAAAAATTATCATAGGCTAGAGACAAAAGCAGTACGTAATTGTATAGGGAAATAAGTAGATCATGGGTGAAGTATATCATTTTCAAGAATGTAGTTTTTGTGGTAAACACAAGAACGTTGTCAAAAAACTGATAGTAGGTGAAGGTACTGCAATATGTAGTGATTGTGTTGAATTATGTAATGATTTACTTAAGGATGAAGAACCACTTGAGGAAGATGCACCACGTAAGATAAGTTTTTATGCTGATGATATTAAATCATTTTTAGACAATTATATTATTGGACAAGATGCTGCAAAAACTTTAATCAGTGTGGCAGTATCTAATCATTACAAGCGTGTCACAGCAGATACCAAAGAGTTAGAAATTCAAAAAGCCAATGTACTCATCCTTGGACCAAGTGGAGGTGGTAAGACACTAATGGCTAAAACAGTAGCCAAATATCTAGATGTACCATTTGTTATTGCAGATGCTACATCCTTAACTGAAGCAGGTTATGTTGGTGATGATGTTGAAAGTATGATACAACGGTTAGTAGCTGCTGCTGATGGTGATATTGAGCGAGCAGAGCGTGGTATTATTTTTGTGGATGAAGTAGACAAAATCGCACGTAAAAGTGAAAGTGCAAGTATTACACGTGATGTTAGTGGTGAAGGTGTGCAACAAGCATTGCTTAAAATTGTAGAAGGTACCATTTGTCGTGTACCACAACAAGGCAAACGCAAACACCCAACCAACGATATGCTAGAAGTCGATACTAAAAACATTCTATTCATTTCAGGTGGTGCTTTTGTAGGATTATCAGATATTATTTCACGTCGATTACACGGAAATAGTATTGGGTTTTCTGCACAGGTTGGTGGCACCGTATCCATGGATGATATTTTGGCACAAGTTACACCTGATGATTTAACTAAGTATGGTATGATTCCTGAATTTACAGGACGTTTTACATGTCGTGTATCTATCAATGAGTTAACAAAAGACCAATTGGTTCAAATTTTGACTAAAGTTAAAAATAACTTTATTGAACAATATCAGTATTTACTAAGTTTAGATGAAATAGAGTTAACTTTTACTGATGCTGCTATTGAACAAATTGCAGAAAACTGTTTAAATTTAAAAACAGGTGCACGTGGGTTACAAAGTGAAGTTGAACGTGTGTTGTTACAAGTTATGTTTAATAGTAAACACCTTAAAGGTAAGAAAATAGAAATTGATAAAATGCACGTAGATCACCCTAATTTGCTAAATAAACATTGGGAATCCGCAGTAAAAGATTCTTACTTAGGATCCATTTTAAAAAAAGGGAAAAAATGAAAGTAGTTATACGTGAGGGGCAATCATTTGAAAGTGGTATTAGAAAGTTCAAGAAAAAAGTTCTTGAAAGTGGGATGATGCAAGAATTGCGTGATCGTCAAGAATACACAAAGCCAAGTATTGCTAGAAAGATTGCTAGAGGTAAAGCAGTTAGTCGTTGGAAAAAATATTTACGCACTCAGGAATTACCCACTAAATTGTACTAAAATTTTTTTGGAGGTCATTATGAATAAAACATTGTTACAATGGCAAGAAGTTGAGGTTACGCCCGAAGAAGAAGAAGTGTGGCAAAACTTTTTAACTAAGTATAATGATAATCCTCCTAAAAAAGAAAATATAGAAACTACAATACCAATGGAGAAAAAAGATGGCGTACAGTGAACAGGTTATTGATCATTATGAAAATCCAAGAAATGTGGGCAGTTTTGATAAGTCTGATAACACCGTTGGGACTGGTATGGTTGGGGCACCTGCTTGCGGTGATGTAATGAAACTTCAAATTAAGGTAAAAGATGGAATCATTCAAGATGCAAAATTTAAGACGTATGGATGTGGCTCAGCGATTGCAAGTAGTTCGTTGGTTACGGAGTGGGTTAAAGGCAAAACTTTGGACGAAGCAACGTCTATCCAAAATACTCAAATCGCACAGGAACTTGCACTCCCACCCGTTAAGATCCACTGTTCAATACTTGCTGAGGACGCAATTAAAGCAGCAATAAAAGATTATAAAGATAAACACAATATACAATGATTATATTGTTTGTAGTATTTTTTATTGCAGGAGTGGTTACACTATCAAGTTCACGATGGAAAGTTGATCCTCAAGTAAAAATGAGTATGCCACCCCAAGATATAGAACAAATTAACAAAGAACTAGATATTCGTGAAGAAGTTGGCGTATTGTTCTTATTAATATCAGCATTTTTTCTTATATTTTTAATTATTTAAAAGGAATCCAATGAGAATTGAAGATGAAATCAAGCTTGATTTCAAGGATGTATTGATTCGTCCAAAACGTAGTACATTATCAAGTCGCAAAGAAGTAGACTTAATTAAATGGTATAAATTTAAACATAGTGGGTATGAATATGAAGGTATTCCCATTATGGCAGCTAATATGGATGGTGTTGGAACTTTAAAAATGGCAGAAACATTAAGTCAACATAGGTTATTCACCTGCCTTATTAAAACCTATAACAAAGACATTGATAATTTTTCTGTATTCAATGTAAACAAAGATTATTATGCTGTTAGTACAGGAACTAGTGATGAAGATTTTCGAAATCTCAATACCATCGTTACAGGTATTGGTGCACAATTTATTTGTATTGATGTGGCTAATGGTTATAGCGAACATTTTGGTGATTTTGTTGAAAGCGTAAGAAATCGTTGGCCTGATAAAACAATTATTGCAGGTAATGTAGTTACTGCAGATATGACACAGGAGTTAATATTACGTGGAGCAGATATTGTTAAAGTTGGGATTGGGCCTGGGAGTGTGTGTACTACTCGTGTACAAACAGGTGTGGGTTATCCTCAACTTAGTGCAATTATCGAATGTGCCGATGCCGCTCATGGTCTTGGTGGGCATATTATTGCTGATGGAGGGTGTACTTGTCCTGGGGATGTGGCTAAAGCTTTTGGTGCAGGAGCAGATTTTGTAATGCTTGGTGGTATGTTTGCAGGGCACGATGAGGGTGGTGGTACCATAGAAAATGGACGTGTAATCTTTTACGGTATGAGTAGCGATACTGCTATGAATAAAACACATGGTGGTGTAGCAGAATATCGTTCTAGTGAAGGACGTACGGTAGAAATACCCTATAAAGGACAAGTTAAAAATACTGTGCTTGATATATTAGGTGGTTTACGCAGCACTTGTACCTATGTTGGTGCATCAAATTTAAAACAACTACCTAAATGCACTACATTTATTAAAGTCAACCGTCAAATTAATGACGTGTTTATCCAAAAATAATAGCATATATTGCGAAATTATGTAAAATATATAGTTATGTAGATGCCAATGGTTGGGTCTACATTCAAAATGTCATCTTGCTTAATTAAAGGAGAAATAACATGACAAATCTTACACTTCGTTCATTCGATATTCCTACTATTACAAAATTTGGTATTGGTTTCGACCGTATGTTTGATGAACTTTCACGTTTACAGGAAGGTACAACAAGCACCAATTATCCCCCATACAATATCATTGAAGTAACCGATGATAAGTATATTATTGAACTTGCAGTTGCAGGTTTTAAAGAGGGTGATATTGATATTACTGTGCATAATCGTAGCTTAACCATTAAAGGTAAGCGTCAGGTTGCAACTGTAGAGGGTCAAGAAACCAAGTATATTCATCAGGGTATTGGGTCACGTTCATTTGAGCGTACATGGCCTATTGCTGAGTATGTTGAGGTAACAAGTGCAATACAAGAAAATGGTATTTTAAGTGTTACTTTAGAGCGTAAAGTTCCTGAAGAAAAGAAACCAAAGTCTATTGCAATCACTTATACAAAGTGATAAAATACTAAATACAGGAGTAAACAGCGTAGTGTTTTGCTACGCTGTCCTCTCCAATACTAGAGGAATTTTTATGGCTAAAATTGATGTTAAAACTGATGTAAAAACACGTATTAAACCAAATTTACAATTGGACATACCTCCAATGTACAAGATCATTTATATTAATGATAACGTTACTACTATGGAGTTTGTAGTGGCTACATTAGTCGAGCATTTTCAATATACTGCCGAAACAGCGATAACCATTACCACAGATATACATGAGTCAGGTAGTGCAGTGGTTGCAGTATTACCATATGAAATCGCAGAACAAAAAGGTATAGAAGTTACTATGGAAGCACGTGCAAACGGTTTTCCATTACAAATTAAATTAGAAGCAGAAGATTAACTCAACGCTATACGTTTAGGATAGTAGGGTAGATTAGCAAATTTTGGGTTGTTAACATAACGTCGATTGTTATAAGTTCCATCAATTATTTTATTATACGATCCAAATAACCAATGATCTACTTTATTATTAGTATCATTTAACAATGCCATTATAATGCCTACAGGATCAGGCAAATCATTTTCAGGATCTTTAAAAGTAAGTTGTTCACTTGGTAAACTACTTGAAATCACACATATACGTTTAGACTCGTGATGATTCTGTAAACTACGAATAGTTTTATTTAAATAATCCATATCCTGAATACGTAAACTATCAACAATAACACGATCAACCTCAGGTAATTGTTGATAATTAGAATTATACCAACCATTGATCGCTACAAAAGCCACACCATTTAATATTATAACGTGATTATGCAAGTATATAACATTAGGAATAGGTTCACACAACACTTTGAGTTGTTGAATTCTTGTCTCATAAGCGTGTATATCATGGTGTTCAGCCTTACCGTCAATGTATAAAACACCACGGTAAATCGAACCTAAATGACTTAATACTTGATGTACTTTTTTTAAATTACCACTAATACCACCTGCAACTGCACAAAATAATGAAGTTGGTTTGCCTTCCCAATTTAATTCTTCATCATCTGCAAGGTTTAAGTCACTTATTAAGTCTATCGAAAACGGAATATCCATTAAGTTGTCTTAGGTTTTCTAGGTGCCTTAGATGCAGCAGGGGTTTTTGTAGCGTTAGTTGCTTTTGGTTTGCTTTCAACAGTTGGCTTCTTAGCTGCAGGTTTTTTTTCTTTTTTAATGGGTGCAATGACCACATTATCTTTAGGTTCAGGTTTTTTTGGCTCAGCCTTTGGTGCGGGTGCTTCTACTCTATCTTGAGCAGGTTTAGCCTCAAGGGGCTTAGCCTCTGTAGGTGGTGCAGGTTCTAAACTTTTAGGTCCATGCACAAATAATTCTCTTAAAAATTTGCCAAGTTTTTCTAGCATTTTAATATCTCCTTAGTATAGTATTTAATCAAATTATCTACGGCTTTTTATTTTGGTAAATAACAGAAATATAGGAACTTTATGAATATTAAGGAATTATTTTTTATTTCAAAAATTGACCACTTTTCAGAAATTAAGCACAATGTACTAAATTCGATTGAACAAATGGGTAAATTTAGTTATTGCAATAAATTTCAAAACATAAGCAACACGGATTATCATTTAAACCATGATTTCAAAAGACCCTATACAGAATTTATTGTTCCATGTTTTATACCACATTTAATAAAATTAAATAACGAATTTGGGTATAACGAATATCAACTCAAAAATATATGGTTTCAACAGTATGAAAAGAATGATTTTCATAATTGGCACTGCCACTCTGATTGCACTTTTACTAATATTGCGTATATTGAACTTCCAAATAAGAAAATAACGACACAAGTAAAACTTAAAGGTAAAGATATTAAAATAAATGTTGCTGAGGGAGAAATGTTATCGATGCCTGGGTTTTTGGTGCATGGGTCACCTACCAACAAAGGAGCACGAAAAACAGTTGTTGTAATGAACTCTTTACACTTTTGCTAGATATAATGAAAACGTCTAAAATTTCAAAATTAATGGAATTACCGTTACCAAGCTTAGCTGAACAGCGTAAAAAATCATATAGACCATCATTACGTAAAATTAAAGCTATGTATCGATTAATTAATGAAGAAGTTTTTAAGAATAAATTGTCAATGCCTGAAATACAACTAGTAAAAAGATCTAAGTATTGGGGGTTATGCATGGGTAAAGGTAGGTGGGGAAATCCTTATCCTACAGGATCATATTGTATTATAAAAATAACCAACAAATTTTATTCGCAACAATGGATGATTGCTACCTTGGCACATGAAATGGTACATCAATATCAATGGGATATTTACAGTGGGAAACGTAAAAAACAAGGAAAAT